CCGGAAGGTTCGGCGTCTTGGTAGAAGGTAGTTACCTTTCCATCAGCCGTAGCTTGGGCAGAAGCCGCGTTAAGGAAGACAAGCCCTATCGCACTCGTAGGTTCGTTGACCCACGTCATCGCGCCAGACGTGTATCCACCCGTGGCATCTTGGTAGCGGTAAATGTCTGCCGTGGTGTTCGGCGTATGCCCGTTAGTGTCTATCCAAATGTCGCCGTAAGCCATACCTGATCCAGGCTGCGCGTTTTGATAGAAGCCGACAATCTTGCCGTCTGCGGTTGACTGTGCCTGCGCTGCATCTGCCAACGCCTGTAGGGCGTCAGCACTTGTAGAGGTAGGAATTGCGTCGTCTATCGAGGACAGCACACCTTCATTCCCCCAAATATCTACAGCTGCAGCTTTGAAATAAGTCCTAACAGATGCTGGAAAAGGATACTGTGTTGACTTTGTCGTTATGAAAGAATCTGCAGTAGTAACCGTAGCATTAGTGTCATAATATACCTTGAAATAATCGAAGTCTGTGTTAGCACTGCCATCAGAATCAGTAGCTGGTTTTGTAAGAGTCAGCACACATTGTTGATTGCCGACATTAGCGACTAGCGTAGGCGCAGCTGGAGCAATTCCATCACTCGCTGTGACAGCTGTTTGGTCAGCACACCATGCAGTAAAATTGCTATCTGAACCATCCTCAGAGACTAGCTTTACTCTGCAGGCCCATGTAATATTCGTAGATGGTGGTTGATTTGAAACTATGTAACTAGGTTCTGAAGTAGTTGCAGGCACCCACTCGCCGGAGGATTCTATCGAATATTTCCAGTCGTAATATTCAACCAACACGTCTGAAAACGCAGTTACATTTAGAGTTGTTCTAGTATAAGAACCATCGACATCCTGGATAAATGAACTAGAATATCCCGTCGGACTCACCGTCGGCGCTACAGTTGTCCCAGGATCGTCTCCGCCTCCGGGGTTTATCGTTCCGCCAACGACTGCGTCTCTTCTTCCGACAAATGTTGTCGATGATTTCTTCTTCCTCCCAGCGCCGCCGCCAGTAGCAAAGTTATGTGTAATCTTAGTGATTCCCACTTGAGCAGATCCAGTTGTTAATCTAGCCAGAGTAGTGCCTAACAAATCGTTAGGTTCTACATGATACAGAAGCTGAGTAGAAAATGCATCCGTCGCAGGTACATCTTTTAACGCATTAAGAGCGACACTCATCAACGCTTCCATTTCAGCAGTCGTATCTATCCATGGATAGTCTTTCTGCCCGATAACCATTGTTCTTTTTCCATAAGCAGCGATTGACGTGGCGTCTTGGACATTTATCTCTGTTCTTTCTTTGGTAGTCCTTGCGTAAAAGACTCCATAAATATCATTCCTGATTGTATCATCGTATACGTTGATCTTATACTGAGATATTGAATCAGTCCCAGCTACTATGTTGTCATCTGAAACAGTTTGTGTTTGGTCAATCTCAAGCAACGTTAAGTAGAATCCATCGGCACTAATAGTGATAGTATTGCCTTCATTATCTGTCGTTGACGTATCATTTTTAGGAAGGAACTTATACCTCAACTCATATCCTATGTCGTCAGATGCAGTCGTCCCAATTACTTTATTGATTGCATCCCACACAGAACAGTTACCTACCTTGATAGGAGTAACAACGAATGGACACCCATCGATGTCATAATTTCCATCGAGAGTTGGTTTGACGTGCAGTGTCTCAGTAACATTATCGTCAAGTATTCCTTGGATTACGGCTACAACAGGTGACCCAGCTGCCTCTCCATACACAAACTCGCCTTTTATAAATGCGTCTTGTAATGTTTTAGCTTGGTCGCGAATTGTTAGACTCACAGTCTTTTTCCCAGAGGAAGAAGATCCAGGAACAATGGCGTCGCCAAGTATCCCGTGGAAGAGCATCTTGAATGTATTCGCCGTAGAGCCTAATGTATTTACAGCAACGTATACTTTAATTTCATTTCCAGGCCATAACAATTGATCAGGAGTATTGTACGAAGATCCAGTGAGATAAGGCGATACGCCATCTGTATTGCAAACAGGATACTTGTCTTCTATGTTTATACTGCACGTAGAAACACGGTTATCAGATGATAGCGTAACAGACCCGCTCATTACCAAATCGGTAATATCAACGATTGCATCATTAGACTTCCTGATAATCTCAACCTTATACCCTTCAGAGCGGATTGGATTATGCAGTAATATTAGTTCGCCAGCTGTAGTGTCTCTCATAGTTATGCCTCGTAAGGACCGTATCTATTACCAGTCTCGTGTAGATTCTTCATCTGAGTAACTCTTTCCATTTCTTCAGCAAATTCTTCTGCGTTTGTTACGTTTGGAAGGGTTACGAAATACTGATATGTGTTCCCATAACCAGTCATAGGTGGTGTTCCAACCACCTCTCCTTTATGTATCGTAGCAGACCCAGTAGATAATACAGAGTGGAATTGCCCAGGCAAAGAATAAGCAGACGGGTCTGATCTTCCGTCTTCAAGCGCCGCAACAGCGCCAATAATTGTGCCAGCGGCTAACCCTAACCATGCCCCGACATTCCCGCCAAGAAAATATCCCATCATGGCACCAAGTAATGCCCCTCCAAATATACCGGACAGATCGGCAAGAAATTCAGTAGACTCTTCACTTAGGCCTATCAATTCCCCAAACCAATAACCAAAATCTCTTGCTGCATCTACGCCAAGCGTTACAGCTGTAGCCCATAAAGCAACATCTCCAACGGTTATCCCGTCTAGTATTTCTGCACCTATTATATTCTCCCAAACCCATTGTGTAGGGCCTTCAAGGACATTCTCCCAGACCCACATAGCCGGGCCTTCAATGAGGTTTTCCCATACCCACATGGCCGGTCCTACGATAAGATTTTCCCAAACCCACATAGCTGGGCCTTTGATAACATTCTCCCAGACCCAATTTGCCGGTCCCTCAAGGATGTTCTCCCAGACCCACATAGCTGGTCCTTCAATGAATGTTTCCCACATCCATGAAAGTAAAGGACTGATGTAGTCGGCCCAGATAACTTTGGCTATTACCTCAGACCAGATAATGTTTCCAAGCAACAGCGCGACTGCGTCAAATATTCCATTGGCTATTCTCTCCCAAGCAGTCGTGTCTTCTTCACCGCCGCCTGCGTCATATGATTGTCCAGGAATAGCCGCACCCCAAGCAGCGCGTGTAAGCTTCATCAGCTTAGGTATGTTGAATGAATTTGCAGCCTCTCCGGCTTCATCGTTCATGCCAAAGATGTTGCCGAGCAAATCTCTTATCGCTGTTACAAGTTCGCCTTTAAGAAGATCGTTTATCGTGCTTGTGAAATTATCTATCGCCTCTTGGAAAGTGATAACAGATGGATCAAGATCTATTTCCTCTAAATCTCTGATAAGATCTTCGAAGTATACCTTAGCCTCTTCAGAAGCAGACAACAACGAGATAAGGTTAGTGAATAATTCTAACACCGCACCTGTGTCTTGTGCGTTAGCTGAAAAGAATTTAGATATTGGGCCTAATACATTCTGAGTTGTTGTGTCTAATTTGCTAATAAGTTTGTCTAGATGATTCTGGACGCCTTCTGCGTTGAAAGATCCAGCGCCGCCGGAAGCCGCAAAGCCAGCAGGTCCACCACTCGCCATCTTTTTGCCATTAGACCATACTCTAGCTATCTCATCGCCAAATCCTGTTTCCATCATCCATTTAGGGATAACGAATTCTCCAGGCTCAAGCATCGCTGGTATTGTGTCGCCTGATCCGAATCCAGGGACACTTCCACCGCTGTTGTACATTTTTGGACCCTCGCGCAAGATCCGCTGCACAGTAGCCTCTGTAGTTGTTAACGCCTCTATAGACGGCAGTCCTTCGACATCCCCAAGACCATTGCCAACATCCCATACAACATCCATAAACATCTTAACGCCTAAGCCTAATACATATCCAGCAGCAGCAATAGGAACGATCCAACCTACACTCATCCCTGCGATTACAGCAGCGGACACTCCTAATATAGCGCCAAGAACAGCGCCGAACACCCCACTAGTCAAACTTCCTGCGACTCCAGGCTCTTCTATATTTCCAATCTTGTTTTTTATGTCCCAAGCCATCGCAGCGACAAGGCCTATGTTTAACATTGTTAATCCACTAGCTCCTGTGAAGAAACCGCCTTTGCCTACCTTGAACAAAGCGCTTATCAAGAACCTTGAAAGACCTAATCCAGCACCGGCAAGCATAGCAACTTTGAGTCCGTTGCTCCAACCTTTTACAGACTCAGTCATTGCGCCTAAGCCGACCATGTCAAGACCCCAGGTTATTACAGCATCTAATGATTCCCCGACGCTGTCTACGATATCTCTGATACCGTATAGGTTTGTTTCCCACACAGCATATAGCAGTCCAGCTGCGGCAATCAACCAGATAATCGGCTTGGTTAGAAGCCAGAAACCTTTGGACAATCCGTAGATCATCATTACTACGCCAATAACTTTCGCCGCACCTTTTATGAAGTAATTCAACTCTTCTCTGTTCATAGCTATGTAGAACGCGAGAGTCTTCACAATAGGCACAAGGTTGTCCTTGATATAGATAGCCATGTCATGCATGAATACTTCAGCAGCTATTGCGCCAAGATCTTTAAGTCCTGTGCTTAATACGCCTAACTGGAACCAGATAGCTTCAGTCTGTTTCCTAAACGCCTCAGCAGCAGCGCCTTCAACGTCTGCAAATCTCTCCAAGTTTTCTGCATAATCTTTTGCAGCTGTTGTTCCTAAAGGCAGCACAGCCATAACTGCACGTATATTAGCAAACAATACTTCCAAACCAGTCCCTGATTTTTTTGCTTCTTGATTGATCATGTTTAGAGATTCTGCAAAACCATGCGCTTTCAACATCTGTGTTCCAGTGGTATATCCTAGTTTTTTAATAACTGCTTCTAATTTAGTGCTAGGACGCATGATTTGCATGATTGACTGACGTAAAGCCGTGATTGCCCAATCTGTAGTTATTCCACGCTTCGTAAGCGTTGCTATTGCTGCTGATAATTCTTCTATCCCGGCACCCATAGGTGCTGCAACACCAGCAAGACGCCCGAATTGCATTGCAAGTTCGTGCATCGTCGTTTTTCCATATTTGATTGTTGTGAATAGTACATCGTTTATATGGGCCACTTCGGATGCTTCCATATTGTAAGCATTCAAAACAGTAGTCATCATGTCTGCTACTGTGAAAACATCAGAAAGTCCAGCGGCTGCACCCTTAAGCGATTCTTCTAGAATCAAGAATGCAGATTCTCCGTAGAATGTAGCAGAATAAATCTGGTACATTGCCTTCAAGCTTTCTGAAGCAGTAACGTTGAAATCCATTGCTAGGTGTCTTACTCTAGTACCTAGTTGGCCTAGCTTCTCACCTGTGTAATCAGTCAACGTCCATACGTTATGGAGTTGCTTGTTGTATTCTACGTATTCTTTAGTCGCTGCACGAACTCCCCTAACCATTGCGTACATGACAGAAGCGCCAGCGACCGCCGTAATCATACGTCGGGTACTAGCTGCCATTGAGTTAATGCCTTTGCTCGCTGTAAGCGCAGATCTTCCGACCGCTTTGTTAGCTGCAGTTGCTGTCTTAGTTACGGTAACTGTTTGTTTTACATTCACTTGAAGAGTTTTAAGTACTTGAGACGCTCTATCTTCAGCGCGAACAATAAGGGTTAGTTCCTGAGCCATCTCTTTCTCCTAGATAACACTCGTTCTTAGCTTGACTAATCTTGGAAACTTTGACTGTATCTTTAATGTCTTTGTTTTACTCTTTAATACCCCTTCTTCGTCTATAAAAGAAAACCCAAGAACAACCTTAGCCCCGTCCCAATTTGCCTTTATAGTCCTAACCCAAACATTTTTCAGGCCTTCAGGTTGTTCTTTCCATATCCTTACTTTTCTATAGTTCCATGAATTATATGGAACATACTCAAGATGGTATTCTCTTCCCATTATCGTGTCCTGCCTGGAGACTTTCTAGTTTTCTTATCGTGTTTCTCTTGTTCTATTCTAGAAATCTCTCCCTTAATTATGTTCATTGCCTGAACATAAATTGCTGGTTGTGATAATATCCCACCTGATTTAGGAAGAAAGCCTTCTTTGTAATGATTGTACAGAGAGTACAAGAAGAAATGATCCTGTGTTAAGTAATTAGCTGGACACATTTCTAATTCTATTACTCGCTGATTAGCACCTGCTCTGCCTATCTTGAAAGGACGTTTGTACTCCAATTTGGTAGAGCAATGGCGGGTATCGAAGAGACTCCGACACCCGCCTTTCGCCATGCATTCTGATGTATGAAATTTGCCATCATTCTGATGGAGAGTGTCAACCAGCAGAATTAGTTTTTTGCGTCTTCTTCTGTCACCGTTGATCCTTCAATGATGACATTAGCTAATTCAGTTCTGACTTCAGATCCAATCCATTGAGCAAACCAATTCTTAAGCTTCAATGGAGGTGACTTTGGTCCTGGGTATGCTACCTCTTTTCCTTCGCTGTCTAACAAATTGGAAACAGACACAATACCCTGTCGCAAGATGTCAAACTGCAGCGCAGTACGACCACCAGCAACATCTACTGACACACTAGCAGTGTTCAAAGCTTCTCTGTAGCCTTCTTCGCCATCTGCTAACGTATTACCCTTCATGTTAATCTTAGGCGATACACGGGCCTCTAGAGCCTGCTGTATGTCATATGGTAGACCTTGAAGAACCCACGTTGTTTGTTCTTCTGCCACCAACTCGATGTCTTCTTTCAGGATGTACTCAAATTCAGCTAGTCTATCTACTACTCTCATCGTTCCCTCCTCTAAGGGTTACTATTCTGGTGTTGCCGTATAGGTAAGTGTGATTTCGTCATTGCCACCGGAGCGTGCCGCCCTGAATGGCAGATCAAAGATTCTTGTTCCGGACCTGTCCCCAGGTGTGATATTCATAATTTGGCACTTAGGCAGAGTGAAGGTAATCGTGGTGACCGCATCTGCGATTACATACGACAAAGCAGTAGCCGTTCCAGCTTGGAATTGTGTCAGAAACGGAATACTTGCATTAAGAGCCGACAAAGGATTAAATGATCCTTCTGCATTTCTTGCGGTAATATCAATTCCTGCGATACCATACGCTCCACCAGTTGAGTCAAGAGTTGGTCGCGCATAAAGTGTATTCTTCAAACCGAACGACAGTGATTCAACTTCTGGAAGAGTGCCGCCCCAAGAAAGAGCCTGATTGATACAGACAAAAGGCTTGCTAATGTCCCCGCCGCAAGGCCCAACTGGGAATACGAGAGGAGCATAAGGCGTGAAGAGTGATTGGAATGTGAATGATGCCTTTGCGGGTTTTCCAGCTTCTAGAGTAAATTCAACATCTCCTCTAGCTCCGCTCGCTTTCCAAACCTGTCCGTCTAGATGCACCCACAAAGTAACAGAACTTGCCCCGGCGGGATAAGTTGTATACGGAGTGTAAGCACCCGCTAAATATGCGTACCCGCATGCTTTAAGCAGCGCGTCGCACGGCGCGATTAACGGAGTCGCGGGAGTTGCTCCTGTGCCAGTTAGTTCATGATCGAATGTAATGTCGAGATACTGCTTGCCTAACGTACCTTCTCTTGCAGACATAGAACAGTCCTGCGTTTCAGTGTCATTCCACTCAGTATTAGGACTTACGCTTACGTTGTATGCGCCAACCATGTCTGTAGCCGCTGCAGGAGTGGTATCAGCGCCATACGTAGTTTCTAGCTTAGCCAGCACCATAGTTTTTTCAGTTAGCATTATTTGTTCTCCTCTACTTCAGCTGGCTTGTCTGTGGTCTTCACAACAGGCGCTTTAGTCTTTGTAACAGTTACCGGTTCCTTCTCTTTCTTAGGTGGTTTTGGTGGGCCACCATAAAATGTCTTTCCCATGATTATCTCCTATAGTGTTGTGTCAACCCTAGCTTTAGTGAAAACCCACACAGAACCAACGTAAGCTGCTTCTGTTTCGTCTCTGGTTGCTCTGGTATAATTGATGCTGAATTCTGGACCGAACATGGTTATGTATTCTCTTCCGTAGTCGCCAGCATTGAATTTCTTCATGAATTTCACAAGTGCGTCTCCATACCTATGCTTCATTTTGTCAAGCTTTGTTGGATCTTGCTCAATCATTATGATTACTACTGCTATCTCGTTATCAGCAACTAGCTCGCACCCCAATGACAGAGTTGAATCAACATCTTGTTTAGCACCGAGGATTTGACATACTGGATACTTGTTATAGATTGTGAAATTAGGATCAAAGTCCCACGAATAACTAGCAGGGACAGGAAGTTCCAAAGTCTCTCCTAGTCTCGTTCTGTAGTCGTCAAGGACATCATCAAAGTTCACCTTTAACTTTCTCTCAAGTTCATATTTGATTGCTTCCATTATGACTCCTCGAAACCATAATCTTCCATCATTGCAGACTTCCAGTTGCCTTCTTGTCTTCCAATCTCCCACATTGCGTAGTCACGTATCATCCTAACCCACTTAGACGCAGTGCCAACAGGAACTTCGATTACTTTCCTGACTGGGTTGTTCCCAAGTCCATGCTGATGAGCGTAAGGATAGTGATAACCATTCTTGCTAGTGGTGCTGGTTCCAATCTTCAATTCGCGAGGAGAGATATTATTTATGCTTCCACGCGCTGTTTGTGTGGTAAGAGAGTCTCTCATTCCTCCGAACAGAACCATTATTGGCTGACCTGGGGCAACACGCGCCTTCCAAGCTGCATACTTATCGGTCAATGGTTGCCATGGAGTATAGCCACCAATAGTAAACTGTTGCTTCATCAAACGATAAAAGTCTTGGCTAATATTTTCGAAAGCAGGAGAGAAGTCTTTCACTCTTTCGCCTATGCCATCTATCGTTTTAAGTATCTTGTCTTCACCAGCAATCTCAAACGAAAGCTGAAACATGTTAGTAAACTTGCCCCATTTCATGCTTTAACGCATGTTGCAGCGGGTTTCCATCAAGAAACGTGCTTCTAATGTCAGTGTCTGCCTCGCTTGTTAAATCTATCGCGTCAACAAGAAAACGCGGTGAGTTTTCAATCCTATCCATGCCTTCTTTGTATCTTGCGTAGTACAATTCTTCGCGAGGCGACAAATTTAAGACGTTCCCACCGTAGGAACTTTGTGTCCTGGCACAAACGCCGTTCAGCACGATGTTGTGGAGAATTGAGTATGAGATTGGCTGTCCAGTTTTCGTCGGAACAGCTAATCTTGCTACATTGACACACCCTTTTATTTCTGACTCCACATCTAGAATTATGCTCTCTACCTCGGCGCTTGAGGGCTGGCTTGTCTCGCTAAACTCTATGGAAAGCTCGCTTCCTACGTCCCTACGAACTAAGAATTGTCCAGCCATCTGTTACTCCTTTTCCATCCATTCGTTGAAGGTTTCTTCAGTAGCAATATTTCCATACACATGGTGATAGTTCTTATGGCATTTTTTACATAACGTTATTCCGTTGCTGAGTAATGTTCTTTCGTTTTTGTTGTCAGCGTAACCAAGAATGTGATGCGTGCGCAGCTTACCGCCTCTTTCACCACATTTTTGACATGTATAATCATCGCGCTCGAATACTGCTTTATGCCATTCTGAATATTCAGAGCAAGACCTATCGTTCAGCCTTTCCTCATCAGTCTTATCAAACTTCCAGCTAGGGCTAAGCGGCCCTTTCCTGCCTGTGACAGCCTCTACTTGAAGACAACCGCAAGATTTTGTGGATGCACTAATCAACGCGTCTGATCTAATATAACAAATATTTCCGCAACTGCACAAACACCGCCACATGACAGATCCATTGCTGCTTCTTCTGTCAGTCGCCTCTATGGCTACAAGCCTGCCAGATCTTAATCCAGAAAGATCTTTTTTCTTTGCACATCCACAAGAAATAATAGTTTTAGTTTTCAAACTGCTTGTATCTACGTAAGCGACACCGCCACACTCACATGAGCATTCCCAAACAATGTTGTGGCCCATCCTTTTTTCTGTCGGCCTAATAGCGGTCAATCTTCCGCACTTAAACCCTGTATAATCTTTAGCGCTCGGATGCATATGAATTAGCTTGAAACAAACTTTTCATAAAGATCCAAATCGTCAAGCGTGATTTGATTCGCTTCGTTCTTCTTAACGAATACCTGTTTCACTTTGTTGAAAATAATCTCATCGATGGTGAAGTTTCGCGTAGATTCAGAAGATTCTTTCCAATGGGTTTCCCCGGTATCGCTGTCGTACTCCATTCCAATCTCTTTTAGCTCGGCTGAATCGAAACCTATATCATCCATCACATTTTTCATAACACGCATTGTAATAATATCACTCTGCATGCCTTTAAGAATTTGTAATAGTATAATCCTCTCTTTAATTGCAAGTTCAATATTCATTTTTCCCTCCTGGGGTTTTGTTTCATACATTATAACATAAAAAGCATCGTTCGTCAAGTCACTTAAAATAGGGGTGAGGCTATGAACCTCACCCCGTTATTATTTAAGCTGTGGCCGCAAAGTATTGTAGATACTTCGGTGTCCCATCGATTGTGATTACAACTGATCCTTCTGCTGCAACTCCAGCACCCGTAGCCGCCGCTACAACTGGAGCTGTTCCTGCAGCTGGCAACGCAAACAGGTTAGTGTGCGCGCCAACAACGGCCAGCACGTTAGTAGGCGTACTAGTCGTATTCTCAGAATGGAAAGCACTGGTTAGTGTGCCAGAAGCATTGACCCGATAACCGGTATCAAGCTTTGATCCAGCTTGCACTCCCAGATAGATTCCACATGTATCAACTGTCATTGCGTTTGTTTCGCGCCAGTTGATGCGGATTCCACTTACCTTTCCGTAGAAAGGTGAGCCTGTTCCAGTGATGTCTTCTGTGCCGTGAACCATTACGCCAATACCGGCTATGTTGCCAGTTTCAGCCATATTGCAAGCAGCCGTTTCCAGCGTTGCGAATACACCATAAACCTGATTAACTTCCGGTATTTCACTTCCTACGGCACCGTCAATTGTGACAGCGCCACGGATAGCATAAGAGTCAGTCAAATCATGCTTAATATCAATTCGACCATAAACTGCCTGAGCTACTGCATTCGTGCCAGAATCACCAGTTGTGGTGAACTTGACGTGAAGTGGGATGATGTTTGAATCATCATCAGTGCTTCCAGAAATATGGATGCACTGACCAATTACATGCTCAGAGACTTCACCAAATGCGATAGCATTTGAATAATCACCCAAGGCAATGGCGGCACCGGTAATACCAGTCCCCCATGTACCTGAAATATCAATGTGATGGTCATCCACCACGCCTAACATCGTTAGAGTGTTAGCCCACAGAGGATATCGACCACGAATCTTTCTGTTAAACTTCATGGTCGCCTCCTAGGCTACGGCGATGGGGATGTAGTATCCGACGTCGGATGCTACGACCTTGAAGTCAAGGACGTTACCAGATTCGATATAGGTTGCCTCTTCAGGCTCATCGTACCATGTTCGGACTCTTGCATCGCGAGACATGAACGTATACAACGCCGTTGGAGTCATGATGCCGGGACTAGGAGTAACATATGCGAAGAACGCATGCTTACCCCAGATCTGGGACATTGAAGCAGTTTGTGCCGGATTGGCTGTGTTCTTGATAGAACGACCAATTAGGATTCGCTCAATGTCGAACGCCGCAGCTAGAAGCTGAGGTGTAGCAATTGAACGCTCAACAGATGAAAGAATGTCAAGGATATCAGGGTGGCGTCGAAGTTTCGACCATACCAAGCGTCCCATAACACCGGTGTTAAGTTCTTCTCCGGTAGCTGTACCAACGGTATCTTGAGCATCGATAATGTCTTCGATAGGCGTAGAGGCATCGCTGTCCCATGTAGTATCAAGAGTCTTATCAGTTCCCCAAGTTCCAGTAACATTTACAAGCGTTGCCAATTCAATATCGCGAGCCATTTCAATCTTGTCTGCTACGTATGCTGCCTTAGCAGAACGTAGAGTAAGAGGGCTGTCTGTGTTCGCTAGAACACGGTCAGCAATCTTGGTGGCAAGTGCGAATTCATCGCAGTTGTACGAATCAGTTGATACTGGGAAGCCACTTAGGCGAGCCTTAGTTCCAGGCGCACGAAGTGCTGCTTCGTTAGTAAACCATCTGGCTTTAGGGAAAGTGTAGTACTTATCACTTTCAAACTTCACCGGAATAAACGGAGCAAGTTCGCGATAGATGTACTTTTTGTTCCTGTAAGCGACGGCGATGTTGGTAAGAATCTTATCAACATGTACCTGTGATTTGGTAGGTTGCATTTTATTTCACCGTCCTTATGATGTAGACATCTGACCGAACGGTCGCAAGAATACTTCAAACTCATCGCCGTCGGCAAGTGCCGCAGTCATTGCGATTCCAACAAAGTCATCAAGGTTTGTCGTAGTCGTCTGTAATTTTCCAGCAGAGTCAGGAGCTACATGATCAAACAGTGTAATAGCTGCTCCTGCTACGGCGATGGAAATGCCAATCATCCCAACTTCTGCCTCTTCGCCTTGAGCGTCAGGGCCATTCTGTAGGATTCCCAATGTTTCGCTTGTTGCATCTGCGAGTGCAACCTCTTCGTCTCCATTCAGCTGTACTGCGTAGCCGATGTAGTCGCTAAGGTCGCCGCTTGATGCCCAAGTATGTGAATAAATTATATATTCTAGGGCCATTATTTCTCCTTGCCTATTCTAGATTCTGCTTTTAGAACGGCATCCATGTAGCCAAGGTCGCTGTCAGCGTCCTGTAGCTTGATGGCCTCATTGTGTAGTCGATCCTCATATTCTAGGGTTGTGTTGCCTTCTCCACCTAGCTCTTCTAGATTGACTACTGGACTACGCGCTTCAAGAACTGAAACGGTAGTTGCCTGATCTGCCTTATAAAGCAGCTTGAAGTTGTCCATTTCGGCAGGAAGCATCTTGCCTTGAGAAACCATGCTAGACAGGAATACATCTCTGTCTTTATCGAACAGCTGTACTTCAAGGGCGACACTCTTCGCTTGTTCAGCGACGAAGTCTGCGGATAGCTTAACAACCTTGTCGTTAAGTTCAGACAACTCAATCGTTGTCTCTGCGTCCGGTTCCTTGTCTTCTAGCTGTGTAGTCATTTCCGTAACCTTGCCGGTTAGTGTTGCAACCTGCTCGGTTAGAGTTGTGACTTCTTTGCCTTGGTCCTCAATGACCTGAAGGACTACATCCTCAATGTTCGAGGTGTCTTCCAACTTTACTCCTGCGTCCTGGAGGAACTTTTTCAATTTGTCCATAGTTTCTCCTTGTACCTCTGTAAAAATTTCCACGTCTTCATTGATGATATTTAATTCACCAAATAAAGGGTGCGTATAATCCCCTTCTCTTAATATCTCTATTTCATCCGGGTTATCACTTACCGGTCGCATGCCCCTAACAAAGGGGCGGTTAGTTAAAGTCGCTGCCTTTAGTACGTTTTTGGTTTGTTTGTGCGATTCCGGATCTGTTGTCTTACCGTATTCAGACGAGATATAGTCGTAACGAGGGACTTGTTCCTTTCCAAAGTTGGTCCAGTCTACGTTAGCAAACAATGCTTGCTTCCCTATCTTAGACGTCGATGGTTTGATAGACAATCCCTTAATCCATCCTGCTGCTCCTTTTGATGGAGTGTGGGTTATGTCAATCGCTACTTTTGTTCCTAGTATTCCGCTGTCAAAGTTTTCTTTCATTTCCTGTAAGCTGGTTAGTCTCGCAAGCTTGACATCATCGTACACTAGCTTTTCGGCTTTTGTGTCTACGTTCTTAAGTGCAACTGCTATCGCTATCCTAGCCGCTTCTTCAACGGTCGCGCCGTCTTCAATGGCTTGAAGATTGATAGACTCTGCCTGCTTAATTGCTTTCCCTCTAGCCTCTTTGTCCAAAGACTTAAAAGCATTTGGGTAATTCTTTGAATCCCAAGGCATTGTGTCTCCTTGACATCTTCTGTGTTTTGTGCTATAGTGGTGTCGATAAGGACGGATTGCCTTATCAACTCCTTTGATTTGGGGAAGAAGGGACGGCTGTTTAGGCTGTCCCTTTCTTCTTGGTGACATTTGTCCTATATTACTTTATCCTTATTTACATGAACTGTGACACGCTTACGCCTTGTCTTAGTACCCATATCGTAATACATCTGCAAGGATTGCCACCAGAACCGTATTGATTTCCTAAGCAATCTGGGTTAGGCGTCGTGAAGAAACCTTCCTCAGAACTTCTGCCGTGCATGTCAGAACATACGTAACATGTGTTCATGTCAAGTACTGCGCTGTAATATGAGACAGAGATTAGATTCACGTACTCATTCGCGTATCCTTCTCTTCCAAAACCAAATGCCCAGTTAATGGATTGAGCCTCTTTATCTACATGAGTGTCGCTGATCGACCATGCTCGTCTTGAGACATCGTCCCATCTTGCTTCACCTTTAGATGCAATCTCTGTAGTTACGCTATCTATAATGCTTCTGTGGACTATCTCTGACAGTGAAGACGCAGCTGACGATGCAGCTATCGCAAGGAGGATCATTCGATCTTCATCCTCTTGCTCTTCTTCATCCGGATATTCTGCTAAGGAAGTGTCAGTCTGTTTGATAAATTCTCTCCGGACAGACGCTCTTCCTTCTACATAAACATCATTCATTATCTCAAGAAATTCTCCTGACATCTCTTCGATGAAAGGCATCTTCAGCAACGATAATTGTTTAGCTTCAGAACCTGTAACCGTTCCGCCAACAAAATCACCTAGTGCATCAAGCTGTTGCTTGAGATACTTTCTCCAAATAACTTTCCATTCAGAAGTAGCTGTGTCTAGGACTGACTCTATTCTCGCAAAGTCCACATTTTCTTCCCAAGGTAGGCGTTGAATTGCATTCTCTCCGAGTAGCGGCTGTTCAAGTTTGGTGTCTTCAGGCTTTGCAGGAGTTTCAGGAGTTGCAGGCTTTTCAGCTGGCAAGCCCTTGTTATCAGGAACACCGTTGTTGTCTTGATTAACCTCAGTCTCTAGCGGTTCAGTAGGAACAAGATTCTCAGTAGGTACGCCAACCAGTCTCCTAGTATGCTTCTCTAGCGACTCATCATGGATTAGTGCGCCTGACTGTACGAGTTGTGCAATCGTAGCAAGAACTGCTGAGGAGTTGTCTTTCTTAATCTTCTCACACTTCCATACAGGATAACCTTCAACCTCGCCAAAGTTAACATCGACTAGATACTTAAGGCCTTCGTTCTCTCCGAAGTTTCCGAATGAGATTACCTGGCTGATGTATCTTACAAAGGCACCTAGAGACATAAGGAACAGTGAAGACATGTCCTCTGCTACGGCCCTTGCGCCTGTCTTTGTATCTCCTAAGTTGATGAATTGAGCTAGTACTGATCGTGCAATCTGAACATTGTGATGTTCGATAGCTTCGATGAGTCCTGTAGCGCCAGCCTCTCCACCTTCCGGAACGAGAATCTTGATAGCTTTATCAATGTCCGTTCCTCTAGGAAGCAACAAGTATCCCAGTTCATTCGAACGCATATTCTTCATTGACTCAGCAAGCGCTTTCATCTGCTCGTCTGTAGCCATTGAGTCTAGCGTTCCGACTGGTACACCTATTCCGTATCGCTCGTGTCTGATGATAAGGACATTGTAGAGAGTATTCTTATGGTCCCAATGCTTATAAGCACCACGTAGAATTGATTGTCCTTCGAAGTTATATCCATTCTGCCAGTTAGTGAATCTAAGAATCTTGGTTCCAGGTATCTTGTACTCTTTGTACTTGTCAGCTTTGTAATCCCATGCATATTGGACGACTTCTTTAAGATAGCCGTCATCTGGAATCCAATCCTGTACAGTCCATGGTAAGCGAGGGGCTAACCTAGACCAGATGACTTTCCCATCAACAACTTCGTAAATAGGTTCGAATAACATGAAGCCATACAATAAACAGTTCAAGGCTTGACGTAAAATGTCAGGCCACATCGGACGAATCATTGTTTCTAAAAACTCTGCAATCTCTTTATCTTTTTTATCATCACTGAAGGGCACCATGTCCCAGTCAGCTTGTTGGATGGCTAGGCTAATCGCATTCCACACAGCAAAGACCTGACCATCACCGTTGACCATTTTATCGATCATGTCAATGGTAAATTTTGTATTGTAGTCTTCTCCTAGCGGTTGTGTAGGGATAAATGGACGCTGTACTTCTCCGCCTGAAATATCAGAACCAGCAACACCCATAATAGACATCTTTGGTTTTTGTATCGTTAGTTTTTTGACAGCCATTAGTATACCCTTTTTATGCTATGAGACATTGCCTTCTTTCCAGAGACAACTTCGTCGTTGGATGCGCCTCTTTTCTGTAGCCAATGAGCCATGATTAGCGCGTCTCCAAAATCTGGCGACCTGTCCGGATCGATGATCTTAGTTTTGCCCTTCATGTCTGGTTCGACGCGATATCCAATCAGGTCATTCTTCAACTGGTCGCGATGTGGCCCTTTGGCTATTGCGATAGTTCCTTCTCTAAATCTTTCTCTTAACTCCCACCCGATCTGTGCTTTGAGGTTAGTAAATCTTTCTTTTACATTCTCATCTGGTTTGCGTTGTGATATCCATCCACGAACAGGTACGTGTAGCTCATACTTAAGTTTATCATATGGACCGCCGCCTAGTCCGTTTTCATCTATTACGGCAAAGCCACCCCAATCTGAGTAGGCTTCCTTAAACATCAAAGCCGCTTTCATAACGTTTGGCGTTCTTCCTGCTCTGATATTGCTAACAACGTCACCGTCTAACAGCATCATTACTGTTAGATCGTCACCCGCTCTTGCAATATCCATGGCGCATACGCGCCTATCTTCATCTCTCATACATTTGGCTAGTCTGTCTTCAGTGCATGCTGCTTCGACCCATTCATATGGGATAAGTGCATCGTCAGAAGCTGTAGGCCACCGGCCTTCAATTCTAGCTTGATACATTGGGGATTCTACTCCCCACTCAATTTGCCGATTTTTCACCACTTTGTAGGACATGATGCCAGGAAGAATATCTTCCTTAAGCAAGTAGTTAGGTGTGTCTAGGCATGAAACCTGGATGACCTTCCTGATCTTCTTAGACTCAAGGTCAAGATTCTTAGCATCCGTGCAGGCTTCATACATCCATCCGGACAGTCTCATTGGGTTTGTGAATGCAACAATGTGCGAGTTGCTTGAAGTAGCACAGCCTTGGATTGCTTCTCTTACTACATCCGGTACTCCAGTAGCTTCTTCGATAATCGCAAGGAAGTTAGGTGCGTGGTATCCCTGAATCTTCTCTGGATTCTCTTTATCAACGGCAAAAATCCCGGCATACCAACCTGGGCCTAAGATAAGGTCATGCGCTTGTAACTTTCCTTCGCCTAAAGGTATCTTTTGTCCTAACTTATACCACGCCGCCTGTAATTCACCCCAAATTTGCTTGCGGATCTGCTCGAACTTCGGCCCGACTACAACCACTTTAGTGCTTCCTTCGGCATATCCATACAGAGGTGAGTGTGCAAGCAAGAAAGCAAGTATTAATCTTCCGCCAATGAACGTCTTTCCGACTGCGTTTCCTGTGTAAACTAGAGTTTCGTCATACTCGAAAGCTGACTGAAGAATTTCAACTTGTTTGTCCCATACTTGTTCTTCTAGGATGTCCGTTACTAATCTTTCGGGATAGTTAGGTAGGTCTAGCTGGTGGAGTAACTTAGCTGCTTGTTCGATTTGGTTCATTATGTCCTGCCCAGCCTTGTTCTCGTATCGGTAGATTGTATTTATGAAGCCAGTTAAGTATGGTGTTCTGAGAACATCCAACGAAGTCAGCTATTTGCTGTGCCGTTTGTTTCTTGTTAATGTAATGAACTACCAAAAAAGTTCTATCTCTCCAAGTAAATCTCTTCTTAATGAACGGTTTCTTTGGTTTCTTCCTCTTCCCCGTCATGTTACTCGAACCACTCAGCAGACAATGAAACTTGCGTGTTAGCTGTCTGACTTGTGACAAGTAACAGATATTGCTCATTTTGTTTAAGAACGAATTCTCCAGAACCAATTGGGCCAGTCGCCATTCCAACACCAGACGATGGACCGATGAAGCCTTCGCTCAAGGCAGTACCGTTGCTACCGATTGTAGGCGTGTGTGTAGCGACAACAGTCGTAACAGCTGCGCTATTCCTATCGGTGTTTAGTTCTGCTAGTGCTGTGCCAACGCCAGTCAATGTAGGATTCTCAAACAACTGGACCTTTACAGCTAGAGTAGCGTTAACCGAAAAGGTAGCGTGACATCGCACAGCTGTGTCCGGAGTAGTAATAACGATAGCTGCAACTTCCGCAGCATCTAGGTCAGCATCAATGAAGTGCGTAAGGAAGTATTTCCCATCACCCTTGAAAGGAATTGTCTTTTGCATAATTTAATATCTCCTGTTTTGATATATTGGAGAAAAAGGGCAGAAAACATCTCCGCCCTTTTTCTCGCGGGGAGGGAAGTTGCCAGAATTTCACTGGCCTTTTAGCCGAGGGCTAAAATCTTTATAGTGCTGTAGGCTTATAATGCGTGACTATAAGCCTGAAAGCTTATTTACACCTTGTGAGTAGTGGTCGGCTGGCAATTACCCAAGCCTCTTCCAGTCTTCGGGCCTTTGCCTGCTGGGCCTTTACCGTCTCTGTTTCTTTTGTTCATGTTGTCTCCCTTTTCTTCTCTGACGGGCTAGTGGGAATTGAACCCACGACAACACAGCCTTTCTCGCGAGTTGCCGTGTAGCCCATGCTATAGCCCTGTGGTGTAGGTGGCGGGATTCGAACCCGCGTGTTGTTGCGTTCTTTGGCAGGATGCCACTAGGAATCTCCAGTCTTTAAGTCGCAGCCGGTTACTAGGACTGGCAAAGTTCGCCGCCTGCTATTCGCGGTTGTTAATCAGCTAGGTTATTGCGAAGCTTGCTAGTTGATATAGCTATAGTCGATACTTTTCTCGAAGGTAACTATCCCCGCAGAGAAAGCAGTTAAATACTCGTCGTAAATAACGTTTGTTTGATTGTTCTCGGTTATTGTTAATGTTGCCTAGCACCTGAACATTTCTCGCACCAATCGATACCATGTCACCCACATGTTTGTTACATCATACCACAAAAATCCCAATCCGTCAAGTCGTTAAAAAATGGCGGGGTAGTTAGCCCCGCCGTAGTATTTCGTTTGCTATGCTACACTACACACCGGCAGATGTGATGGTCCACGTTGCTGTAAGACTATCGCCTTCGGCTACGTTAATAGCTGCGAAGGTCTGATGAGCCAACAAGTCTCCTGCTGACGACGCATTGAGCAGTCCAACTTCTGTGATAGCGAATGAAGCACCAGCCGTGAAATTAAACGTCACAGGGATAGTCGCTACTGCGGCAGCCGTGGATTCGCTTGTAGAATCAATGCGTGCGCCGCCAGCCGTGGTAATCTCTGACTCAAGCGTTGTGTCGCCAAGTACAGGTGTCGTAGTTCCAAGACCTATCGCAACAAAAGTAAAACCAACAGACTCTGCTCCGATAAGCATTTTTGCGACTTCTGTAAGACCCATCGTTGTGATGATGTTTAGTATTTCTCTAGTAGCAAATACCTCACCATCTGAGTGTGCGGCAACCAGTTCAAACTCTCCGTGAAGGCCTAGGTTGTCCTTTTTTTTCATTCTGTCCTCCATAGCAAGCGAGCTTTAACTTGTTTCTTTAGTACTCGCCGCAAGATCTGCGGCTTCTTTAACCTCTATTTTAATAGTAGATAAGTCCGCCCACTCCCCAGTTTTAAGACTTACCTCTTGATTCTTAAGAACTCCATCGACAACAGTGCGGCGCTTTCCACGCTTATCAACAGTTTCGCCTTCTGAATTCTTCTTAGTCATTTCCATTTGCATAAGATTTGCCTCTCTATATATAATCCTTATTTGTGAATACAATGACACGAATTACGTTGAATCTAACCATTCTTCTACTTTTTCTCTTGTTGAATGATTGCCGTAAATATGATGGAAGTCTTTGTGGCATTCCTCGCAAAGAGTTACCCCGTTACTAATCTCAACGCGAGATTCTGGATTGTCAGCATAACTATCAATATGATGAGCGTTAAGATTCCCGCCAGTGCTATCTCCGCATTTTTGGCACGTAAAGCCGTCACGTTCAAAAACTTCAAATCGCCATTTTGAGTAGCCAGGAACACAACGACCATGTACTCTTTCTTCATCAGTCAATTTAGGGTTCCAGTTATTGTTAAGATGGCCTTTTTTAGCACTCATAATATCTTTACTAAGACAGCCACAAGACTTCGTGTGTTTTCTAGTTAAGTCTCTTCCTGCAACATACACAAAATTCCCGCAATCGCACTTTGCTAACCATATTACCTCTGAACAAGAATTTCTTCTTTCGGTTGGTTTAACCGCAACAAGCCTGCCAGACCTGATTCCAGTTATATCTCTAGCTTTTTCACATCCGCAAGATTTTTGCCCCCTAATAAGGTCGCTGCTAGCAACATAGACAAAATTCCCACAATCACACTGGCATCTCCAAACAACATTGCCGGAAGAATTTCTTTTTTCTGTAAGATTAACGACAATTAACTTCCCGAATCTTTGTCCTGTCAAGTCAAGTATCCTACTGTCCATCAATTATCGCTCCCTCTACACAGTCGCAGAAAGAACACGAATCTGAATCCTGTTGTTGTTCTTATGAGCATCCACAACACTAGGAGCGACAGCCAAATACGTATCAGTCTCCATTCCTGTAGTGTCCCACCAATAATCATAAACACCAAGACCTGTCTGGACCATGACCACTTCAGCTAGAACAACAGTGTCAAACGCAGGCTCTCCTGAATAAACTGTAATGCTTGGGACTGAGTCTGCATTAGCGATACAGTCATCTGCATCATAAGTACTCACTCTAAACCTAACTGAAGAACCGGCATTCACACTATCAATCTTAATCATTTTTACTCCTAGTTTTTGTATGCCTTAATCGCTGCCTTTAAGATTGAAACAGCTATGTTTGTTTCTGGAGAGTACACTAATCCGCTGAACTTTGCTCTTTCAGAAAGCACAATCGTATCTGTCAATATCCTAGCTATGCCAAATAATGCATCACCGGATAATCCAAGCGCCTCTTCTTTTATCGAATCTATTGATTTGACAACAGCTTCAGCGATTTGGATAATTTCTGAAATATCTAGTGGAGGTAATGCCTTTCCAGCATAAGCAGCGAGAGAAAGGACTTCTGTGAATAATTTTACAGCGTCAAACGACACGCCGTCTGTAAAAGCAAGTTCTTCTGCGACATCGAGAAGAACCCCTGTTAAGAAACTATCATCTATGTTAAGTATTTCTCCGAAAGCCATAGCTATGTCGAAGTACAAGATGTCATTGAAGTTAAGTGTTTCAGACATCTTCTTCTCTATAGCGGCTACAAGTGCAGATGCAATCTGCATCTCCTCAGCTGCCGCTAAACCAATACTCTCCGTCAATTCATCAGAGATTGATAGAGTCTCTGACTTTTGCAGCAAGATAATAAATGCTGCTTGCTCAGAGATAGTCATCGTCTCTGAGATGCCTCTTACTATGTCGAATAGTTTGCTATCATCTACAGAAAGAGTTTCCTCTTTGATAATGATAAGAGATATTATTCTGGTAAAAGAAGCCAATAGCGAGAGCGTTTCTGCTCTAGTAATATCTGTGCCAAACAGCATATTGCCAGAAATACTAATTGCATCGATTATACTTCTAGCAATGCCAGAAGAGACTGAATCAGATAAATTGACTGCATCTGAATACGTGTATGCTCCTCCTTGAGAAACTACGCCTAGAAGATTTATCGTTTCAATGAAAAGCCTGTGAATATTTGCCGCGTCACCGTCTGAGAGAGTCAATTCATCTGTTAATATTTTAACGATATCGATAACTCTAGTATAGGCTGCGTCTAATGAAACCGTTTCAGAAGTATTTTTTGCAGCATCAAATAGCTTGTTGTCATCAATGGAGACAGATTCTTCCTTTATAAGAGAAGTAGCTCTAATGATCGAATCTGAGAGTGATAGCCCTTCCGCTTTATTAGCGAGGCTGATATTAGATGATACCCCATCAGATGCATTTATCACCTCTGAAATATCTCTCGCGACATCAAACGACTTACCATCATCAATAGAAAGAACCTCTCCCTTGATGAAAGACATCGCTTTAACAAAAGATCCTAACAGCGACAGCGTCTCTGTTTTCGTAATATCAACGCCATTCAATACATCGCTAGCGATACTAATCGCTTCTATTATACTTCTAGAAATCTCTGAAGAAATCGAGTCAGATAAATTCAACGCATCTGAATACGTATATGCTCCACCTTGAGAAGCCAAACCGGAAAGATTCATCGTCTCGATAAATATCCGATATAGATTCGCCGCATCCCCGTCAGATAGATTTAGCTCTTCTGTCACCATTTTGACAATATCGATAATTCTAGAGAATCCAGCGTCTAACGAAATTGTTTCATCAACGTTAAGTTCTCTTCTCAAAGAGAAGGCATCCAATATGCTTAACTCATCTTCGAGCAAACGCGCAACATCTTTGACAATTGCGTCAGATAATCCTAACTCTTCTTCGAGGAAAGAAGTTACGGCCTTCACAATCGCGTCAGATAGGTCTATAGTCTCTGCGAATATTCTTCCGCATGATTTATCTATTGTATCAGCCAAACTGATTTCTTCGGCAATAGACCTCGCCATAGAGTATCTTGAAGAGTCCGACACATTCAATTCTTCAGTCTTAGTGATAAACAGGTCGTATATTTCTTCGGCCAAAGCGTCGATGTTTATCGTGTCAGAATACGTTGATGCTATCCCTTTGGTAATGTCGTCAGATATTCCTAAACTGTCAGAGAAGGGCTTTGATGTTGAGCTGTATTCTTCGTCAGATATTGTTAAACTAGCTGACAGAGCTTTTGAAATAGCGCTAGCAATTGTGTACGACAATCCAAGATTCTCAATCAACGCTCTTGAAATCGCATTCTGTTCATCGTCTGAGATATTGATGTCGTCTGTAAATATCTTATGCAGCAATACACCGATATGATACGTATCGTCAAAAGTCAATTCCTCGGTTAGAAGATCTAATATTATCGAAGAGGTTGGCGAAGCGGTTATGCTTATCGTGTTAGAGAAGATCGTAGAAATGGCCTCAGACACTGACGTTGATAAATCAAGGTCTTCCTCAAAGATTCTAATAATATGAGCAATATCTCCGTCAGATAGTCCTAGCGTATCTGTGTACTCACGAACAAATGACTTGACAATACTCTTATCTCCAGAGATATTCACTGTTTCTGGAGCAGATTTGCCAGCACCTTTGCCCGGTGAGCCGGTAACTCCCATGCTCTCTACGTAGCTAACGCCGACAGCCTTGGAGATTGTGTCAGATTTGTCGATTTCTTCCGAGTAAGTTACTCCAATATCTCTTGAAATATCATCGGATTTGTTAACAGTCTCTGAATAAATAGCCCCAATGGCTTTTTGCATTGCATCAGACTGACTTATCGTGTCGGCATATATTACTGCAACGGCTTTGGCGATAGCCGCAGCCGCGCTGATCGTCTCAGGCAGTTCTTTAGTGAACGCCGCTGTTCCTTCACCAGCATAGACTGTCTCTCCGTATAAATTAGATCCGTACATATTATTTCCTTTTATCTTGCATTATGAGACGTTCGATACTCCATTGAATTGCTTGATGTCTCCGATTACTACTCCGTTGATTGACTTGATGTCTGCGATTGCTACTCCGTTGATTGATTTGATGCTAGAGGTTATTGGCTCTTCAACGCTGAATGTCTTGATGAAGCCGTCATTGTCAGCGCCTGTATATGCCAGGATGAAGTGGGTGGCGTCAATCATTACTAGGGAGTTGTAGCCTCCATTAACAGTATCATGTTCAATGCTGTCTATCTCTGTAATGTTGTAGCTTCCGTCTATGCTGAATGTCTTGATGAAACCGCCATCGCCTGCATATGCCAGGATGAAGTGGGTGGCGTCGATCATTACGAGAGAGCTGTAGAACACGTAAGCAGCATCATGTTCAAGGCTGTCTATCTGCGTAATATTGTCGTAGCTTCCGTCTATGCTGAATGTCTTGATGAAACCGCCATTGTCAGCGCCTGTATATGCCAGGATGAAGTGGGTGGCGTCAATCATTACTAGGGAGTTGTAGCCTCCATTAACAGTATCATGTTCAATGCTGTCTATCTCTGTAATGTTGTAGCTTCCGTCTATGCTGAATGTCTTGATGAAGCCGTCATTGTCAGCGCCTGTATATGCCAGGATGAAGTGGGTGGCGTCGATCATTACGAGAGAGTTGAAGGACCCATTAACAGTATCATGTTCAAGGCTGTCTATCTCTGTAATGTCGTAGCTTCCGTCTATGCTGAATGTCTTGATGAAACCGTCATAGCCAGCGCCTGTATATGCCAGGATGAAGTGGGTGGCGTCAATCATTACGAGAGAGCTGTAGTACGCGTAAGCAGCATCATGTTCAATGCTGTCTATCTGCGTAATATTGTCGTAGCTTCCGTCTATGCTGAATGTCTTGATGAAACCGTCATAGTCAGTTCCTGCATATGCCAGGATGAAGTGGGTGGCGTCGATCATTACGAGAGAGTTGAAGGACCCATTAACAGTATCATGTTCAAGGCTGTCTATCTGTGTAACGTCATAGTCAGCCCACTCATATATGTCGAATCCATCAACGGTTGGAAGCCACTCTACCTTTTCGCCAATCGCCGTCTCTGTGTAAATGCCGATGGAAATGTCTTTGTGCGGTAGGTCACTTAATTTTTTGAACGTAATGGCATTATTCCAATCAGGCCGAACTACGTCAAAACTAAACTCCTTGCCGTTCCCGTCTGGTATTGGTTCGGTTACAGTTACAGTTTTGTCCTCAGCGTACTTCAGAGTGAACGCCTTAGACATCTTGCTACGCTTGCCTTTTCTGTTGTAGAAACCAAGTACATCAAACAGGTCTTGTTTCCCAGTCCAGTCGTTCAATCGTATCTCTGCCACCCTGACGGATTTCCCAGCCCCAACCATCATCTTGTACGAAGACTTCAGAGACATGTCGATCATTGAGCTTTTGTCGCTTTTTTCAATTACTACAGATCTAGTTTCGTGTTTATAGTTCTTTACGAAACCATCTTTTGTAATCGCACTATCTTTAGTACGTAAGGTATCTATAAAACTTCTTGATTTTAGTTCTTGCACATTACACCTCAGCTAAACGTATTCAACGTATGCCCCATCAGGCTTAAAGAACAGCACGTTCCCGGTGACAGCTTCTCCGATAATCCTGACAACAACATCTGTTGCCTTGGTAGGTATCGTTGATGTTGCGTCCCCAGCAGTTTCGCTAACGAATACAGGCGCACCAATTGTGAACGTCGGGAAAGCAGTATCTGCTCTAACTTTTCCATACGTTAGCATCGTAGTTGCTTCGGCATCTCCAGTTGCCGCTAAGACACAAATACCTAGCCTTCCTTTCGAAGTTGCAACTACAGTGGCATCAGCAAGTTCCCATCTGCTATCAGCGACTGCAAAATAGCACAAGTCTCCAAAGGCAAGCGTAGCGCCAGCCGTTCCCGTTTCAGTAATTCCAGAGTATTTACCGTCGGCGCTTAGGGCTGGGTCTAGTTGTATAGATGTATTCTCAGGCAACGCAGCACCTAACAATGCTGTAATTGCCTCAGCTACTGTCAAACCTTCTAATCCCGCTGCTGTGAATCTAGCAAACTCATCGTCATTCGGAGAGCCATCAATAGTTACAATATGGTTATCTGTAATCGCATGAATAATTGCATGAATATGGTCAGCCCTTGCCAGTGAACTAGAAGTGCCAACACCAGCGGCAACAACAGCAGATATTTCTGCAGCAGCAGCTGTGTCTAGTGCGTCTCCTCCGTCTTCTGGGTCGTGAGAATCTTTATGCGCTTGTGGTGCGTTATCTCCTGTTACATCCGCTCCGTCAGCGACCCCTATCAATGTTCTAACTTCAGTAGCAGTAAGAGCATCAATTGTGCCAGCTGTTATTCGCCCTACAAGCGTTTGCTCTGGTACAGTTAGCGCAATTGGCGTATCGTCAGACGTAGCCATTATTAGCGTGTACGCATCCCACAGTGACTTCAATGTGTACTGAGTGTGGTCGTCTCCTTCTGTTAGCCCCGAAAGGCTGCTATGAGAAGAAGCGCCGCTACCAACAAATTCAGTATCTGTTGACATTTGGACAGCATCGAATGCATCCGTTTCTCCTTCTTGGAGAATGATCTTACCAATAAGGATTCCGAAGTCTGAAATAAGTGGTGGTAAGTCACCTGGAGGATTGGCAAGGTTCGCTTCAGCTAGAGAGTAAGAATCTCTGCCATAAACAATGTAGACATGCTCGTCGTCCGGATGAAGATAAACCCAATGGACTCCATAAGCTTTGTTGGCTAAGTCTCCGCCTGGGTGGCCCGTACCATCAGTGTTATCATCATAGTACAAATTACTGATTACAGTAGAATCGGCTGTGTATTGCCACACATCAGAAATTCTCCAGCAATAAGTAAACTTACCCACTGATGAATCATAAGCGCCAGCTGAAAATGGTGTATGCCTTTCGATTCCTACATAGGCTACGCCAGCAGCCATTGTTAATTCATTTGTAGCTTGCCATGCAATAGTACAACCTGAAGCAAGAATGAGTTTGTTGATATCTCGGTTACGTCGAGACAGCTTTAATGCAGCATTCTGGAATCTGAATCCACCGTTATTAAAGTGGACGTTGTCAGATGCATCTTTTCTCACATTGCCAAGTTGAATCTGTCTATTGTCCCCGGCATAGGTTACAGCTAAAGAAACAGTTGGAGTAGAATCTCCATCGTAGGACAAGACAACGAAGTACGTTGTATCAGCAGCTGTTATTGCTTGGTTGTCCTGTTCTGTAATACTATTCAAATGAAGAGGCGATGTAGGATCAAGTTCTGTATCCCGGAACGCTAGTGTGCCAGCTGATATTTTGTATGTTCCTGCGTTAGTACCTTCGGATATCTCACATCCGGTAATAACCATTGGGCTTAGTCCGTAGTCTTGGAAGTTTCTTGTGTCTTGCAGATCTTCGGCAACGGCTGATCGTTTAACAGTTGTAAGCGCAGGCCATTCTTTCTCCGTGTCTGCTGAACTGACAACAACGCCTAACGTACAGGCAATAACGCCGGTGAGTGTGTTGGTTGTAATTCCAGTGTATTCTACAAGCGCGAAGCTTTCCCTTCCGCCAATTCTTGCGTACCCGCCACCGGAATCGAAGTCCGCTGCACTAGTAAGGACGACATCTGATTGTTCAGACTGGTCCTGTCTGGTCCAAGCGCTAGCCAATGTTGACTGCACCTCATTTGTAATTGCGTAAGGTTTGGGCATCTAACTACTCCTCTTAAATTATAATATAGCATAAATCGATGAGACGGCGGTGGGAGTTGAACCCACCTAGTGAAGTTTTGCAGACTACAGCATGGCCGATATGCTACGCCGTCTTATTGTTACTTAAGCGCAATCTGGTATGAATGTACCGGCATGCGCTTGTCTCTAATGAATTTCCTGTGCTTCTTCAGCATCTTGTTTCTCTTGTATTCTCTCAGATGGTCCACCATCATTACTCCATCAAGATGGTCAATCTCATGTTGTGCGATATGGGCAATCATTCCAGACCATTCGTAACGCACTTCTCTCATATCTGCGTCAAGGCCTTCCACGACAACCCTGTCAGATCTTTCGACGTCCTCAGTCGCTCCTAGGATACTCATACACCCTTCGGCTATAGAGGATTCTTCCTGAGAAAATTCAACTATCTTCGGGTTAATGATCGGGATTATCTCTGCAATCGTGTTAACGATAATGATTCTTACGTTACGCCCTAACTGTGTCGCAGCAATTCCTAGGGCGGGGAATGAGGCTACTGCCTTCATCATGTCATCGATTAAGATGTCATCGAAAGGACTAAGCTCGGTAACTTCATTCGCAACCTCGCGCAGTTTTGGGTGGCCGTAATTCAGAATCTTTACAAGCTTGGGTTTTTCAACATCTCCAAACGTTTTTCCGGTTTTAGGTTTAGGCGTAACGCATAAACCACTTCCCAAAGCGGTTGGTTGGTTCTTTTCCTCGTCCATATATCTCCCCTTTCTGAGTCCTCGACAGGATTTGAACCTGCATTGGCCGGTGTCGAAAACCGGTGCATCTCCATTCTGCCACAAGGACATATTTATTATCCTAAATTTTCTACTTCGACCTTCTCGGCTGACGTATCTTCATCATGCACTTCGCTAAGGTGGAAACCCTTCTGATACCACTCAACGAAGGCATGACCTGCTAGCGCATTCCACATAACATGATTAGACTTATGGACATCGTTCCTTGCCTCAGCAATATCCATTGCGATGTGATTCATCACAGAGATGTTGTAAATCGCATCGAACTTAGCCATGATGTCTAGCGCATTGTAATTCTGTTTTCCTACAACGACGATTGAAGATTTGCTGATCCACGTTGCTGTCTCAGCCATAAACGTCATGAAATGTTCAGACTTAACCGCTACTGTTGTCGAATAAAGTTTCGTGTTAGGGAAGTCTTTGTTATGGCATCCGTCCTGAAGCCAGCCGATAAAAGTATACGTGAAGATCTTAATCAAATCTCTCTCTCGACCGAAGATCTTCAACCGACCGCAATATTTAGAAACTGTTGCTGGAAGCCAAGCAGGTGCCATTCCAGTTAATACATCGGTCCATTCAGAGTTATCATCAAATGCATATTTCGTTCCGCCATGCTCAAATTGTTTCTTGATGACGTCTTCGAAATCATACCAAGCCTCTTTCCAGTCTACTGTTCCGAGGCATTCAATTCCTTCTCGGTTGTTAGCCCCATTTTCAATTCCCATTCTCTTCCCACCCTTTCTAAATGTTCTTCCAGAATTGGATAATCTCCCTCAGCAAAATAATCGAACTGTTTCATAAGTTCTTGCACTACACTTATTTCTGATATAGTAAGATTCCTAAAAGGCACAAGTCCATTGAACGTATCAATTATTACTTTCGCCTGCTTTAAGATTAGAATCATATTCCCTCCTTCCCTGGAGCCAGTGGTCGGAATCGGACCAACACAAAGTCGTTTACAGGACGACCGCACTGCCATTATGCTACACTGGCATGTTGCAGGAGACGGGAGTTAAACCCGCATCCGGTCAATACAATTCGACCTCTCTATTTGAGCTACTCCTGCATTTGTAATTCTTTAGCTTTGCTCGCGCTACAACCACAGACTAGCCATGAATAACCATCGAGTACTTCTTGCGACATCTCAATGCCATCTCTCTCAATGGTCTCTAACAGTCTTTCTACACATCTAAGTTTGTCTTCCATTGGGTCCTCGGTCAGACTTGAACTGACATCAACAGATTCAGAAAATCTGCGCCTTATCCATTAGGCTACAAGGACAGTTGTCGCTCTCTCACGACAGTCGCGCACTCATTTGGCGGTGTACGTTTAGCCATAATTTAATTAAGCTTGAGGAACTCTCGCGAGTATCCAGTAAGCTCAAGTTCAGAGTCATCAAGTGTGGCATGAATATCATGATGTTTCCCTGAGCTGCCATAACATCGGATTCTGCCATTACACACAGAATCAACAACGCCTCTCATTCCGTCGCCACACATGCTAGGTCCGTATTCATCAATATCATCTTGATCTGCAACTACTAGAACTTTATCCCCAACGAACAAACGTTTCCCGATACGATCAAAAACCTTGCAAACCTTGTCATTCATATTCCCTCCTCGGAATCTGGTTACGGGGACTGGATTCGAACCAGCATATAGATGCTTATGAGACACCCCAGTTACCAATACTGTACCCCGTTGTATGTTTCTAAACCTCGCTAATCCTTACCCGATATTTCTTTCCTGGCTTCAACATTCTTGATAGATGAGTAGGGTTAGATACACCATCGCCAATAGCAACAATTTGCTTGCCAATATATACAGTAGGTGCATAGATTCCTTCCTCCTCGTAATATCCAGGTCCTTCTGTCATAAATCCCGTTACTTCGTGGATTACATTTTCCATCCGCCGACCTCCACCAAATTATTTGCAATGTAGCCGACATTGCCACATTGCGCTACGCCGTTCAAAATTTTCCGTGACTGTTGGGCCTATTCATATATAGGCACCCGAATCAACAGGTGTATGCAAACAACCACGCTCCGCACATACCGCAGAATCTGTAGGCCACCAATACCCGTCGTCAACCCCGTGGGTTTCATAGACGCTCCACTCTCGGTGGCAACTAATGGAGTAGGTTTTCTTACATAATTTTGCAAGATTGTTGCCCGTTCCTTAAATGAACGAGACGCAGCAAGAGGCGCATATGCAAACAATCAAGATCCGTGCATATCACGGGCTGGCGGTCAAGACGAGATTCGAACTCGCATAGCATCGGTAGACAGCCGACTGAGATAACCATTCCTCTACATGACCGTGAAGCCCAGTAACTTTTACTCCACCTTTCGGTTCGTGCTATTCGCTGGGCAAGCCGAATAGAAGTTTTGGCGACAACGGTTGGACTCGAACCAACATAAATCCTTGTTAACGGCAAGGGCATGGGCCTATTCATGTTACGTTGTCATAAGTTGCGGCTTACTCTGAATCCGCTAAAGTCAAGCCTATAGTAGGCAGCACGGCTTTCTGCTGTAACCTCGTAAGGTTAATCGTGGCCTAGGACCACAATCTGAGGCAAGAGGCTGGAATCGAACCAGCGCATGAAAAACGCTCTACCACTGAGATACTCTTGCCAATCCGCATTATTGGTTTCCCTCATGCAGCTGGGGCATCAGCGAGAATTGAACTCGCGTCACTGACGTGAAAAGACAGCATCCTGACCACTAGACGATGATGCCATGTTGGGCCTAGTTTAAGTCCAGACCCAAGACTGGAGCATCGTCATGAAAGAAGGAGCAATCATGAAAAACAAGTCTGTTACGACATCTCAAAAAACATTATACCACAAAACATGTCATCCGTCAAGTCATTTGAGCGGGACATTCGTCACCTGAGTAATTTTACGAGTTGTATTGAGTACTTTATATCAGTTCTTCTCTTATGTCAAACAATTCCTGGAACTGTTCTATCTCAGGTATCACAAACTGGCCGAGAACGATTGAGTTTTTCTCATCCCTAATGTAAGTATCGTATCGTTTAGCCCTGCCTTCGAAACCAGATGGCATCGTGATAAGAACCTTTTTATTATCGCTTACCCCTCTGACTACACCACGTTGCATTCCGCACGTTTTATAGCTGCTATTGATAGCTTTGACTTCATTGCACGCGAAGACAACAATATCGCCAATGCTAAAATTCCTTCCCACCATATCAACTGGATTCATCGATTTCCTTTACAAACTTCCTGTATGATTTACGTAATCGTTTTCTGTACCCTCGTTTAATCTTCTTCCTCTCTCCTGGTTGCCAGAAACAATATCTCTTCCATCCAGTCAACGCATCATATTCGTCCCCGGATTTTAGTGGTATCCTAGCTTCTTTCATAGCAACCTTCTACTCCTAAATCATCGATTATCGCCAGAACCTTTAATAACTCCTCTCGCCCTGCGGTCAAACAGTTTCTCGATGTTCTCTCTGGCAACATCTTCAAGCGAGACCCCTAAGTCTGAAGCGATTGCGGCTAGGTACCACAGAACGTCTCCTAGTTCATCTGGGACGCCACTGAAGTCTGCTCCTGGATCGCCGCGCATCACTTTCTTCACCTTATTCGCTATCTCACCACTTTCTCCCGATAATCCCAAGGTAGGATAGAACACAGCTTGAGACTCAGGATAAGAAACTGTTTCTGTAGCAAGTTTTTGATATTCTTCAAACGTAAAATCCATTTCACTCCCTTGTTTTCATCAACTGCTTTCCCGATTCTTTCGTAGAAATCAACAGGCACCAGTGTATAATTTAGCGACCTAACACACATAGCAACTTCAAATTCGACCCACTCTCTACGCATGATAGCAGAATGTTTTTCTTCAGACGGCTTATGATACCACTCGTCAGAAATATCAATAATCGCTTTTTCAATTACTTCGCTTGTCTTCATTAGGCCTCCAGATAGAAAAAGCACCGACTTTCCCAAGATGAATTCATCGGCATTCGCGACTGCCTCATGTCTGTCAGGTTCTCAGTATTCATCGGTGCCTCTGGTTGGCGAGCTAGGAATCGAACCTAGTCAAGCAGAATATCAGTCTGCCACGCAGCCTTTACATCACTCGCCAATGTGGGGCTGACCGGAATCGAACCGACTCAGAAAGCTTAAAAGGCTCATATGCAGCCACTACATCACAACCCCATTTTTATCTTTTCTACTGCTTGTTTTTCCCGTAACTGAATCCGGCAAGATCTGCCATTAACATTGCCGCAAGCAGCTTGTCTTCTTCATCGAAGAAATCAAGGATTTCTACATATTCGTCGTCAGGTAGATCGTAAACCATATCACCATCATTCATCATCGTAACAATCTTTGCAGAGGCAGCCACTCTGTCGAGTACATCAACAAACTGTTCTTCATCAATATCTTTTCCTGAAATCTTTTCTGCTAACAGATGTGTCTTAGATTTACTCATACTTCCTCCCTTTAACTCTAATTGATCCGGCTGGCTTCGAACCAGCATCATCTTGCTTATGAGACAAGTGCCTTGACCAGTTAGACCACGGATCGTTGTATTTTACTCTTCGAATGCAGACGTATAACCCTCTGCCTCAGCCAACATAAGAGCCATTAGCACAATGTCTTCGCCATCTTCCAGTGCGTCAAGCAACGCCTCGGTATTAACTACCTCTGGAGAGTCATAACCAACCATAGCCTTTGTCATGACGCGAGTCATTCTTATGGCAATACGAGTCACGTCTTCTAATGTAAATGTAGACAACGGACTTTTGATTGCCTTGTACATCGGCATCATGTGTTCTACAACTGCTTCTGCTTTATTCATACTGTCCCTCCTTAGAACTATAAATCGTACTCATCAATCATATCAGAAAGGTTCTCACTTGTCAAGGCCTCTGCAATTTCTGGAGGCAGCTCTTCAAAAATTTCGTCATATCCTTCAGTGAATCCGATGTACTTGATAATCATGAAACAAACAGCCGGTAAGTGTTTCTGATACTTCAGAACGTATTTATTGAAACATTCGATCCATTCTTCTTCAGTGCTGTTATTAGCAGCTAACTCAATGAATTCTGGAATGAAGTCGTCTATCATCTGATCAAGTTCATCTTCTGGCGGCATCAATATGTTGAGAACTTTTTTTATCGCTTCATTCGCTTCTGTTGTAGTCTCGCTCATTTCATCACCCCTGGTTATGGGACGAGATTCGAACTCGCATTGAGCCAGGACCACAACCTGGTGCCTTGCCAATCGGCCACCCACAACATGTATATAAAGTTGGTGGCAGGTCGCAACCCGCCACCTAATTTTAACTCAATCCTTGTTCGTACTCTACCATCCACTTAAGAGCCGAAGCTGAGAAGCCACAAATATTAACCCATGGGCCATATCCGATAGAATTCTCGTAGGACGCGACATCCATCATATAGCCTCTTCCATCTGGAGCAGGAACATTCGACCGGGACTGCATGTCAGAGACAAAGATCGTCCTGTCAAATCCTGGAGCAGCTTTCTTAGCAAATCTGTAAGCTTGCTGAAAGTCAGTCCCGTGTCCAACTTGCCCAGAACTGAATGAATCTACAAACGCGAAACCTCTACGTGCAGGAACTTCAATCGTAGTAGAAGCAAACGAGAAGGCTCTTACCTCTTCTCCTAACTCCCTGATCATAGAACCAAACACAGCGCCAGCTTCTTGTGCGGTAACCACCGACCTTCCGGAGATGGTCGTCTGCATAGATCCAGACGTGTCAACGAGCAGTCTAGTCTTGCCTTTCAACTTAGGCTGCGACTCCAAAGCCCTAAGCATCAAGGTTTCTAGCTCAGTTTCGAAAACTGGCTCAATCTTTGCCGCAACGTAGAAACGGAAAGGCAAAACTCTACTAACGTTCAACGACAGTAGGTATTCCTTGATCTTGTAAGTATCAATGCCTGCTTCTGTCATGTTACGCAGGTTTCTGATGGCGGCCATCGCACCAAGCTTGTTCTCTGCCATTAGCCTCTCGAAGGTTTCCCTCTTGCTGGCTCCACCTGACAATGCGACTTCCCAGGTGTCCGGAGACTCAAGAGTGTCGTCTGCTAACCTCTTGAAGACAGCTGCTTGCTCTTCATCCTTTGGCTTTGGCCTAGAGATAAACATAGCGTCTCGAAGCGTTACAGCACGATCCTTGCGGTTATACTTGCCTAGCCTGTAGGCGTCAAACTTGGTGAACGCATCAGCAATACCAAGTCTTAATTGCCTAGGGATAGACTTATTCTTATGCGGGTCGCTCGCGGAATCACCAAGGAACATAGCAAGAATCTCGCCTAGCTCGTCAGGACGCTGGATTACGTTGTAAACCAAGTCCCTGATAAGGCTGTTGTTCTTCTTGTCCTTAAGCAATGAGGCGATCAACCAGAGAGGCGCATGCCTCAAATTGTAATCAGTCCTCGCTGTTACAGCAAGATTGGCAGCAAACTCAGGCTCGACATTCTTGACTAAACTGGTAATTCTCTCAGCAATGCTTTCTCCTGACTCATAGAACGTGTCTTCGAATAGCATGCATGAAAGGACAGACCTAACCAAGTCCTGTTCTGCTGTAGTTCTATTTACCACAGCGCCTTCGTGAGTCCTTGGCGCAAAACCTGTAACCTTTCTGTTCGTCTGCATAATTCCCTCCTTTTCAGCTTGCACATAATTGTGCAGCAACTACATCTTTAGCTCCTGCAACACGCGAGAACGGTGTTTTTTTATCCAATATAAGAAGTAACCGTACTCTTCAGCTAGGAGCATAATTTGAGACACTGTAACATTCGACCACGGTTATTGGCTTGTAGCCAGTTTCATTAGAAGAAGTATCCGTAATCTACAACTAGTGTCTCGCATGTTTCAAGGACTGCAATATTCGATATCTGGATGTCAGGCTCGGCCAAGAGTTTCCACCAAACATCCAGATTTCTTAGGAGTATCCGCAATCTGCAGCTAGTCCCTAATCTTAAAGCACCGCAACGAGCGGAGACGGGTATGCCAATTAAGGCGTTCTGTAAGATAGAAGTAACCGTCATTCCTGCAGCTGGTGCCTATCTTTCTTGGCAGAAGTACACTATGCCAAGTTTTTAATCTTTTCTAATCGCTATCAATTTCGAACAAAGACATAGGTTCTTCTCTAGCTAAATTCACAGAGTGGAGATAGCCAGCGCAATACATTAGCATCGCCATCTCAACATCGTTGATAATGCCATCAAATCTGGCCGTAGTGACGATGTTTGCAATATCAAACGCATTCGAATCGCCTTCTCTGATACCAGCACGTTCAGCTGTATCTACAAAGTTGTCAATTCCAAAAAGCAATCGCATCGTTTCTTTCATTTTTGCCTCCTCGATATTTACAGTATAGCACATTTCCACCCTTCCGTCAAGTCGTGCCAGAAAGACATTCGTCACCTATCCACTCTAGGAACATTTCTTCTGTTGAATGTCTCCCGTAAATACGGTGGAATTTCTTATGGCACTCATCGCAGAGCGTCACGCCATTATTTAATTCAAAGCGCAATCCTGGGTTGTCTGTGAATCCTAGAATGTGATGCGCGTTTAGTTTTCCACGTAATTTTCCACATTTTTGGCACACAAACAAATCTCTTTCATAAACCATTTGACGCCACTCATAGTATTTTGGACTGCTTCGATCAGAATGCCTATCGTCGTCTGTTTTATTTGGGTTCCAATTAGGATTTAGCGGACCTTTCCTAGTACTCATAACGTCTTTATGCAGACACCCACATGATTTTGTAAGCTCGGCAACAAGACTAGCCACAGGGATATATGCAAAATTTCCGCAATCACACCTACACTTCCAAACAACGCTACCATTAACCCTCTTGTCGGTAGGCTCTATGGCTACCAATCTTCCAAACCTCATCCCAGTTAAGTCTCGTTTACGCAACTCTCCTCTAAGGCACCCGCATGATCTTGTCCCACCTGTGGTAAGATGCGGGCTAGTGACGAGAGCGAGTGCGCCGCAGTCGCATCGACATCTCCATACAACGCCACAATCTTTTCTCATGTTAGTAGGCTCTATAACGACTAACCTTCCAAATCGCTGGCCGGTTAAATCTCTAATCTCGCTCATAGATACCTCTTAGTCGTTGATGTAGCTGCGGAAGGTGAGTGACTCGAACACTCATAACCTCTCGGTCATATCCGCTTTCAAAACGGATTGCTTTCCATTCGCCTACCTTCCGTTATTTCGCTCGCTTGATTATCGCGGGAATATCCCAATTCTAACTGGAATAACATCGCAGCTAAGAGCACGAGACTTCAGAGAAGCGGCCTGATTATCTGCCCCCGCCAACGTCTTGAATGTCCTGAGAGTATCGCTTGAGAATCTCACACGATCTTCCAGAAGCATTGGCTCCAACTTCCCGCGTTTATTTCTTTTCCAACAACTGTCAACCCCATTGTAGAAACTTCCATCGATGAACTGAATCGCGAATTCGTCTGTTTCAATCACGCTAAACATTTTCTTCATGTTAACCTCCCAAATTCACAGTGACTTGAACAACATTGCCGGACATCTTCTTCGCCGTCTTAATGGCTGATGCCTCGATCTTGTAGATCGTTGGCAGCGTCCCGCTTTTCTTTGAAGTGAGTTGCGCTCTGCTTTGATAGCCAGTATTGTACGTATAAGACGGTTCCCAGCAATGGAACCAATGTTTGCCGTCTTTTGTTTCAACTACCCAGGCCGAACCAACTTCCTCGCCAAGATCAATGTCGCTTTCTACCTTGGCTGTACTTTCAACCGTCAACACAGCATCAATTTCTCCATATGAAGAAACCTTATCCGTTTTGACGATTAGACCAGTGTCAATGTTGAGAAGACCGGCCTCAGTGGCAATTAACAGAACATCTTTGCTCCCAACCTTTGCGGCTACTGGAATTCCCAGTGGGATATTCCCAGCCCTTGACGCTTTGAACACTTCTGCGCTAATCTTCATAATAATCACCCTCCCAGATGTTATTTTGGTGGGTTGTGTAGGAATCGAACCTACGAAGTCCTTCGGACGCCGGATCTACAATCCAGAGCAATTGCCGCTATGCGAACAACCCATTATGTGTTAAAATGCAAACTTCTTATTCCATGTTTCAAGTATCACGTCTAACTCTTCCCTGTATTCTGCATTCTCAGTTGATGCCGCAGCAAGCTTCACTTTGTTCAGGTCAACTTTTATGCATCTGTCAGGCCGATAAATACGCCTCGTAAACAAAACGACTTCGCCTCTTCGTCTAGTAGGAATCGTTACCCGTAGGTAATTTCCTCCAACTTCCACGATGAAAGCTACCGCTGAATCCAGTGAGCCTTGACGCATCGTAGGATAACATACGAAGTCCCCGATGTCAAGTTTCCTGTTAAGTTTATCTCTAGCCATTTCCCCACCCTAGCGCATTTTTAAGAGGCGCATATTCTTCTACGTCATCTGTAGCGTCTTCCCTGTAGGCTTCACTTCCGCAGTGAGGGCAATAAATCTCTTCGCCGTCGTCCAGAAAGAATCCCGAAATAGTCCATTTTGTCCCGCAATCCTCGCACTCAAGCATGTGAATTTTCATCTTGAAAAACATTATACCCGAAAAACATGACGCCGTCAAGTTTATTGAGGTGGACATTCGTCACCTTTTTGCTCCTTATGCCCGTTTATGCCCGTTGCTTTTCTCTCCTAAACACATTGTACGATATTCAGCGGCTATTTGTCAAGGGCTGAAATTCTCCCCCTATATACATCACGCGCACGTACGCGAGTTTGATCTATGAATCTACTAGTATTATCATTCTACTGTTCTTGACTTTGAACTATAAACCTATACTAACATCATACCCGTCTCCGAGGGTGCTTTGATAACTTACGGTCTAGTAGTGTTTGTAGTCTTTTAGTCCTGTAGTAAGTTATACAGAAAAGGTGACGAATGTCTTCTTTTTTTCACAGACAATCTTCCCCTCTAAAAACGAAGATGATCAGCTTTTTTGGTGTATAATGGTGTTCAGGAGGAAAGAAAATATGGAAAATCTAGTACGCATTGAAGCAGTCGAGGGCAGTCCGTTGGAGATTCAGTTGGTCGTTGATGCACTTGTCATTATGCAGGAAGAGGCCTGTCATCGTGCCAAGCTTGAAACAATTGCTAATCACCTGAAAGGCGTGATTAGACGCGGACCCAACGTAGAACTATAACTGGAATACCCGTATTCTCGTTTCGAACCCGCGAATACAAAGCCAGGACGAGACACCTCCCGTTTCGTCCTGGCTCATTTTTAATACGCAAATGGAGGCCACTTATCTTCAGGCCAGATCATAATAGCAATCGTCATGACGATACAGACATACAACAACACTAATCGCCAGTCCATTATCGTTCGATCCGCCATAGTCCATCAGGCGCTGGAACGAATGTAGTAGATCCTCCATCATTGTCGAATGCAGTTACTGAGATGGGATACCATCCGACACCAGGAAATTGGTATGTAATCATCTCCGACTCATCGGCCATACGGTCTGTGTTCTGGTTATTGCCGATCCTAAACGTATGGCCATCAACACGAATAACCCATGAGACAATATAGCCGTCTGGATCATAACCCTTGCCGTAAATGTCGTATTCGAAAGGAGCATGCTGTTGTATCCCGTTTGGTGAATGGATAGCCCCGAAACCGATGACTGGTAGTTGGTTTGACCCGGTTTGAGACAAAACCGGATCATCGATTATCAAACAACCAGACAACGCCATCGGAAGCAAAAACGCTACTGCAATCGCTACAAAAATTCTCTTATTCATCTCAAACCTCCCACTCCATTCTTGCTTTAGCAAACATCTTCAGAGCATGCCAAACCTGCGAGTCAATGAAGATTGGATCTGACTCACTGATTCCATCGAACGTATAAAGCTCGATCATACCGGCATCTTTCTCAGCATACACTCCATCACCGAGATACATTCTACCGTTTTCTTCCATGTTAAACCTCCTTGCAAAGGCCGGTTAAGGCCTTTGCGCCATTACTATAACCGATATCACTGCGCTTGTCAAGCTATGCCTGATCTTCGTCCACCCAATAGTATTTACGGCCTTCTACTTCTGGCAGTAGAATGTAAGGCCTGTCCTCAAAAACAACATTTCCATCGATGTCCTCCAAATCCATGTTGATAAACAGGCTGAGTATATCTCCGTAGTGTCCGTTGATATTTATCATGCCAACACTCTTTCGGCTAAAAAACCTACGCTTAGTCCCTTTAAGAGCGATCTTGTATTTACCGTACCATACATCTTCATTGAACACCAGAGTAGTTTGTTCATTCAAATCTTTCTTACGCAAACGCCTTCGTTTTCCTTTGTACATATGTCCTCCTATTTTAGGCGACTAAGTTGATTCGCTAAGTTCATCTTCCAACTGTTTCATGTCTCTTTGTTTCATAAGCAACGAAATTTCATCTAGCGATATTGGCCTTCCAAATACATCCCATCCTACATCCATCGACAACCCGAAGTCTGGTTGAGTACCATGCCAGTGTCCGTACAGATGAATCGATCCATATTCCCTCTGCTTCCACGTCCTATGCGCGTAATGGGATAGGAAGAAACCCTTCGATGTCTTCAATTCCTTCGAACCAAGCCACTTAACGTCCTGTACAGACGAGAACATCTCTTTTTGCCATAGTTTAAGACTGTCATGGTTGCCTAGGATCAAATGAATGCGTCCGTTAAGCCTGTCAACGAAGTCTTCTGGATGATACCAAGCAAAGTCGCCCAAATGGTAAACCGTGTCGCCTGGACGAACGGTCTGATTCCATCTTGCTACGATGCCATTGTTCATGTCTTGAACAGTCTCATATTCAGGTCGATACTTATGAGCTAGTACAGCATGCTCAAAGTGCGTGTCAGCTGTGAACCATGTGTTGTGCATGCTACCACTCCTTGTTGTGATTGTGATCCTCTTTTTTCTCAAACTCGACGGACGAAGCCAAGAAGTTAAGTAGAGAGAAAGGCTGGGCATCATCCACGTCGCCTGTATCTTCTATTGACTCCGCAAGACGCAATAGCAACCGGTTTGTCAGTGCCTGTCCGTCTGCAATACGCTCAAGAGCATTTGCGATTGCTACAAGAGAATCAGCTATAACAATTTCTGGACTTTTTCCGTCCATTATTTCTCCCCTGCTATAATTGGAGTATCATCCTTTGGCGCAAACGCACCGCATACAGGGCATTCCAGCATACTTGAGTCTCCTTCAACTTCCTGCATGTCTCGATAACCACAGTTAATGCAAAAATACTTCTTCATTATTCTACCTCCACGCTTACGATTACTTCCAGAGGATTTAAGTTCAAATCTCCTCCACGAACATATCTGACCAGTAGTATTTCATTCTCCTGTGATACGAGCCATAGGACATCAGAGCCATCTACAGAAGTCAACGTTGCTTCTGGATATCTCTGAGCAACAAAATTCCTTATACTCACCTGTCCTTGGCATCCGGATATGAGCAAACCAATGAACAGGACTGCCAACGCGATGACTATTCTTTTCTTCATAAGTGCTTCCTTAGTGTATTTTCAGCATTTTCCTGACCTACGAAAAGATGTCCGACGAACTTACCTTCCAATAACTGATAACTGTCTAGGTATTGCCAATTACGGACATGCGCCGACTCTAATCCAGTGCCAACTGTCATGAATTGTCTGGTGACAAATGGGTTGCTTAGATCTACGTGCCACCACATAACTAACTTACCATGCTGCCAATCCATCTTGAGAAACTTAGCCCCACTTGGCATAGCTAGAGAGAAGTCGCGTACTTCAGTCACTGGGTACTTGTACACTGTCATCATTTTCTATCTCCTTGAATTTTTTCTCAATAGCTTCAAGCTCCAGTATAGCCTGTTCGACTACCCCAACATTAAATTCGTCATCGCCGTCAACTCTTTTGATGCACTCACGAATCCATCTTGTTTTCATCATCCACCTCCTGCTACTTGTGGGCCACAGGCCATGAAAAGCACTGCCATAAACGCAATGATAAACGCTAGTCCTAAACTTGTCAAGACATACTGCTTAATCATCTTCTTCTTCGCTAGTTTCACGCTTTCTCCTTCCGAGCCTCTTATTAAAGCTAGTTGAAGCCGAATGCGGAGAAGGTGCATCTCCCCCACATAGGCCGCATTCAGCGCATTGAGCATAGAACCACACGCCTTCATTATTCTTAGAATGAACAATCAGATGATCGTGTGGACATTTGTCCGTCTTTCTAACCACTTTTAGAATTCACTGACGTAGACTTGAACAGAATCGAACAGAGCCAAGTCAATCCCCATGCCTGCCAGAATGTGATAACGCCCAGCCCTAGGATACCGGGGATTAGCCAGTTCCACAGGAGCATCACGAATAATCCACCGAGCAGAGAAAAACCTGCACCTGTGAACAAACCACCAATTAACGCTAACAGAATCAAGAATCCTCTCATTTTGCCTCCTTAGTTCATTACGGTTTTCCACGAGATAACGTAGTCTCGGCCTACTTTCTTAACCCCATATCCGTCATCTCGAAGCATGTTTATCGCTTCTTGCCACAAATTGCTGGATATCACAGCAACGAGGCGTCCTTGACCAGACATGGACCGAATTAACTTCTTCGCCCTCTTGAACTGTTTGTTATGTCTCTTAGCTCTTTCAAACGCTTCGTGTCTATACATCTTTATCCCTCTTTGCCTTTATAAGCATATGTACTTCTCCCGGATAGGCGGCAGCATAATCCTTTGCATCTTTCACGTAATCTGACAAACCCCATCCAGACCAGCAATGATTCGCATTTTCTCCAGTAATATCCATGTATGCACGTTGGACAGCCATCCGCATCGGAAAATCACATCCGTGTGGAAGTTTATCTCTTGTGGTAGGGCCGATTGTACAACTCCAGTATTCCTTTTCCATATTCCCTCCTTGCCACAAATATTACTAACTTGTTGGGGTAGCTTCTTCCTCGCTATCTAAGTTCCAGTCTAGTAAAAAGTGTTCACAACTATCCTCGATAAACGGGGCAGTCACGAAGAACGATTGCCGTCTTGAAGCGACTGCCATAAACCTGTAGCACCGGTCACGCTGACAGCAAACTTCTTCATCTCTCTTCCCGTTACACATTGTGATATCTGGCATCATTCCTCCCTGCTAATTTCAGTCAACTCGTAGAATGGATCATCGAAGTCAATATCGATGTTTTTTCCCCGCTTAGGCAAGAATTCTGACCTATCGCTCCAGTTTATGAATTCAACTCGGCCATGTTCATAAAGAAATACGACATATTCCCTTGGTTTGACAATAGCCTTGATGAAATTACTCTTGGTTTGATTAAGATCTGTGTAGATCATTCTACTTCACGCATCGATAAGTCGCACCACCGTATAATGACAGCTGTTTCTCTGCCTAGTGAATCTACGCCAAAGAATACAGTTGCATCGCTTAGAGAGACAGCGCCAGCCCAACTTACATACCAATAGCCCTCGTTGTAACATCCATCTTCACCACAAGATCCGTAAAAAGTAGCCCCTCTATGATTACGGACTAAATTTTCAATCGTCAGACATTCTGTATTGCATTTTGCTTCAGTTTTCTCAAATTTAATCATCCCAACAACACCTCCATTATTTTCACCGCTTCTTCGTAAGTCTCCGCTTCAAACATATTAGTACACTTCGCAACGAAAGGAGATGAAGAGGCTTCATCAACATCTCCTTGATCGAAGAACCTACGTAAGAACAGCTTCCCGTTTGAGTGTTTGTAAGCGTACCATTCTAACATAAGGCACTCTCCTCGATAACGAACTGTCTGGTATTGCTCAACATCTCTAAGACAAACTTCTCATCGAAATCTAGACCATCATAGTCACTGTTGCTTATTTCGCGAACAGCAGATACGTAAGCAACCAGAGAGGCTCTTTCATGATTCATCCCTTCGCCAATAAGCTTTCCTGCTTCGAATGCCAGAGCAATAGAAATCCCGGTACCTACTGCTATGCTGTCAGTATGATTCATCGTTTCTCCTCAAAGTAGATAGTTACGTCGCAATCCAATACTTGGATTCTTGTCTTTTTGCTAGAAAGGGAAGTGATAACTGTCCCTTTGAACATGCCTAACACTTCAATCCCTTTGTCAAGTAGATTCATGATGAATAAAACTTGAACCCAGTCACCCATCCCGTCAATGCGGATAAGAAGAGGAGTTCCCGGCTTAAGCATCGCCTTAGAAGCTTCCAAAGGAGACATCGTCTTCTCTGCATATGTACCATTCTCGAATTTTAGCATATTTCCCTCCAATAGATGTCAAGATCGACCCATTTGCGTATAATGACCGTTGTGCTGGTACTTTTGCCGTCAACATATTTGAAATTAAAGTATCTGTCTAAGTCCCCCGACTCCGAATCATAAAGGATAGCAATACCTGTCCTCGTTATCAGGAAAAGGCCTTCTGCTGTGCCTACGCGACCGAAGAATGTCCTACCCGCTTTTCCTTCGAGCGTATGAATCTTAACTACGTCTTCGCATACTTCTTCTCTCTCATCAAATACGTTAATCATGTGAACCTCCTAATTTCGATTAACTATAGTATACAGCCTTTTAACGCTGCCGTCAAGTCGGTTTTGTCTATTTTACCTCTTTCCACGTCCGTTTCGCCCTGCCTACAGGTTTGATGTATTCGAACACCACAGAAAAATAGCCAGACTGGTAGAAGCTGATCTTCTTATACACTCCTTTCAATGTCTCACAGAATACGTGATGACCATCCGGATAGACGCCTCTCGGACCATGTCCAGTACCACCGCCTTCGAAAGCCGTCTTTACTACAACATACCTACCGCACGGCAAAGGTGCATGCTCTTCAGTTAAGACAATTACATCGCCTTCTTTTAGTTTTTCATATCTCATATTGTCTCCTTAGATCTTTGTTTGAAGATGAGTTATTGGTGAGTACAAAACATTGTAGACTTCTGTGTTTCCTTCTAACCAATCGCACCTAAGTTTATTTATGCTCTTCGGATCGATTCTAATCAACAATGTTCCATTTTTGTAACAAAACCATTCTTTTCCGTTAATCTCTCCCCAGAAAAACTTCTCTAGATCGATGTCTTGAAGCAGCATGCGTTTCTTAGTTATTTCCGCCATCGTAGCCTCCTACATATTTCCTTCATCAGCCTTTCTGTCGCTAGAGAAACCTCGATTAAGGCAGCGGCCCAGCTTTCTCCTGCCAAGTCGTACACAAACTTGTCGCTCCTGCCCTCTGACATGAAGAATACATAACGAAGTCTCTTCATGTATTCTGGATCGTTTAATCGTCTCTCGCGTTTATTTACCATGAGATTTTGTAGTAGTTGTTTTGCAACTTGTAGTCGTAATAATAACCACTCGCACTTACGTATAGAGGAGGCGAGATGCACTCAACCTTGTAACCTAATGCTTCTAGGACGATCTTTATTGATGAGATATATCCCTTCACGTTAAGAGTATCAAACCCCGCTTTAGACCGCACCTTGATCATTCTTAGAATTTTCTTCAGCTTTTCATCATGCTTGTTCGCAATCTTTCTAGCTGCTGTTGCTCCGAACCATTTCATGTTAGCCTCCCTTATTTGTTCTGGACTTCTCACAGGCTTCCAGTTTTCTTAAAGCTTCATTACGTTCTTGTCTAAGCCTGTTAATCTTATTCTTCAAAGCTTGTTCGTTTCTACTACTCATCCAACCACCTCGTAACTACTGTATTCTGGATCATTTAAGCGCCTAGTCTTTTTGTCCATGTTCAATCACTCCTTCAACAATCTTCTTGCCACAGTAGCAACAGAATAACATACCATTCTCAGACGGACTCCCTTCAATGATCGTAAAAAGGTTACCGCAAGCTGTCTTCCACATATCAGAGCAATCATCCCATGGGTCGTTCTTCCACTCGCATTCGTTCATCTCAATCACCTCGCAATCACTTTACCACGAAACAACCGTAAAGTCAAGGTTCTAGATAGGACATTTGTCCAAGATTATGTAAGCAAAAATCCCCTCGATATTTCGAAGGGATTAACGCTAGGTTGAGGTGCCACTAGATTGTAATTATGTGAGACTGGGACGGTCAATCCTCATCCCTGGTATTGGTCCTGTCTTACGAAGTACATATCCAGCCCTTTCCAGCCTACGCTTGATAGTAGTTTTATGTACCTTCCTCGTCGTGGCTAGATCTTCCAACGAAGCACCTTTGTAATACAGCATTGCGAGTCTGTCTATCGCTCTCATTCTCATATTGGCCTCCCTTTAATCTGTATTGTAGCATAGAACTGACGGTTTGTCAACGATCAAGATATTCCCATGCTGATAATAAAGTATTCCCGTTGTCGTTGAAATTTCCGAGGCCGTGATTGCATGCCCTGCATAGCAAACCACGAACCTTGCCAGTTTTATGATCATGGTCAATGTGGACTCCCATTTTCCAAGTAGATGGAATCTCTTTGCCGCAAATAGCGCAACCTCCTAGTTGTTCCTTGTACATTCTATCGTAATCGTCAAACGTCATACCGTAAAGATACTTCAGCGTCTCTGCCCTCTCCTTCAAGCTGAGAGGCAATTTGGACTTTCTTCCTCGCATTGGACCCATTTTACGAACCTTGTATCCGTTGCGTTCCAACCTACGTTTAATGGTAGTTTTATGAACGCCCTCAATAGCACCTAGCTCTCTCAGTGATGCCTTCTCATCTCCGTAGTATAATTCTGCTAGTTCTTCAATCGGCATGCTTTTCTTGGTCATTGTAATTCCTCCTAACTGCTATTATAGCACAAGTTGTTGCAACCGTCAAGTCGGTTTACTGTGTTATAGGAGATGGAATGGGTAGAGAGTCTGAGAATCCTCAAAATTATATTTTCCTGCAGGTCTATGGATGCGAGATTACGACTCCGTAAAGTACTGACAGATTTTTAACTTTGATTGAATGTTTATGGTAAAGCTTAATGGGTGAAGAGTCGGGAAAATGGGAGATGTGACGTAAGTGTAGGGTAGCTCGCGTTATCGTATGGGAGGGGATGCCCAGGGGCGGCCTATTCAATCACAATTAACTACAATCAATTAGAATATAGGAAAGAAACAGCCGATAATGGGCCTATTATCGGGAGTTGTTGCGTCTTGTTCGTGCTATTTGGAGTTGTTCAATCGCTAAAGCGCTATTCTGATCTATGTTATAGCGATTTTATTTTAGCGCTCGCAACATTCCTCATACTTATGATGCGAGTACTATTGGTCGATTTCTCCTATGTTTCAATAGTTTCAGTTATGATTGAACTGATTGAACTAACTTAGGTGTGACGTGATGGCACTGTATGCATTTGGTATACAGTGTACTCAAGTCAATGAGCGTATCCCTTATCCTATCTAGAGAAATTGACTTCTACTCTACTTAGTCCACTGCTTAGCTAACCTATCGCCTCATTTCTCCTAGTTTATAATAGAAACTCCCAGCGCCTCCCTCTCTCCACTAGTACTAACCACAGTGTAATATAAATGAGGGGATATAGGGACATCGTCCCAGATCTATATAGATTCAAGCAAAGTTAGGTGGATCATGCTCACCTATATAGGACGGCGTTATTGTACTGCCCACACGTACAGGATCAAGGACAACTGTCCTCTCTAGCATGGACACATGTCTCCTCTGTATAGGACAGCTGACCATTGAGATGTCTTCGTTAAGATGGATACTCTTATCGGTTCATTGACAAGTTGACTTGCTCATGAGTATCGCGTGGACAGTGTATAACCGCCCTAACAGGTCCATAAGTACACCGGTTACAGTGCGTCAATCAAACGCCCTCAATGCCAGAGTAAACGGTCTTAAGTCACTACTGGCAGCCTAACACGTGCGGATAAAATCATGAGACGGTTAACAGGTTAACGGTCATTTACAGCAGAAACTATGAGCTTCCCCTAGAAAACGGGGATTATGCCCATTATATGAACAACGTCCACTGAAAAGGTGGATTCCTCCTAGAAAAGAGGAGATGAGACGCAACTATCGTTGTTCCTGCACATAATAGAGGGGTTTCCATAGCTCCTCGCTTGTTCTCAGATGTTTGGGGCAAGCTACTCAGAACATATTCAACAATCTGTATTTCAGCTGGAGAATCCGGCTTTATAGGATAATCCACTTAGATATAGCCTTCTAGATGATAGTGGTCTACAATGAATGATTCGCAGGTAGAATCAATCAAAGTTAACGAAACGTCGTCAACATGAGGGCTATCTCATGAAACTAACTAGATTGTAGTAGAAACACTGAGAAATTAGTTAGGTTTCCCATCTTGCCCTATATCCTAATAGGAGGTAGGAGCAATGACTCTTTTACAGTACAAAACCGGCAAACGCAGTAAGATTCAGTCGAAAGTATTCATTAACCAGTACTTCGCAGAGAAGTGGGTTGATTCATGCAGAGACTACTTACAATGGTGGAGTTATAGCAACTCCAACAAGATTGTATCAATTGCTGGTGAAATCTTGTTTGATTTCGTAGAATCTGAACGAACATACTAGGAGTGATGGGAAATGCATATGTTAATCTACAGGCTAATGGAAGATAATGATTCTAAGGTACTTACGTTCGTTTCTGCGAGTTGTGCATACAAGTTCCTAGTTAAACTGCAAAGTAAGCCGATTTGGTGGACTTTGTGGGAGATTGGGGAGGTTTGCACAAAAGATGGTAGTCATTCACATATCTTCGTAGATTCGGAGGGAATATCATGAAACATTACATAGTCTGGTTCAAACTGATAGATCATGAGACAATTCAAGCAATGGAATGTGATTCTACGAGCGAAGCCTACAATCTCCTACTTTTCTATGCAAAGTCCTTGGAATGGTGGGAATTGTATGACAACGAATATAAACTCACAGAAGAAAGTAAAGCTGTGCAGTTTAGAATCGCTTCTAGGAAGTACTCATGATTACTCACGTAGTCTGCTACAAAACACGCAATTCAAGGTGCGTCTATGTAGAGCTATTTCATTCTCTGGTCTTTGCGGAGAAATGGATAACTTCTCATGGTCGTCACCATGTTTACTGGATTTTGAAGGAAATTACAGGATTTCATGCCGAAAAAGGGTGTGCCACCTATAAAATCCTCAAAACAGATGAAAGTGAGGAGAAGTGAATGAAACGTATTGAAATCAACGAGATTCAACCGATAGGTAGCAAAACCTGCAAGTTTATCCGCAAGATGCTTGTAAAATGGGGTATCCTGCAGCAAGTTATAGGATACTAGGACAAACAAGGCGGATATAGGGCAAAATGGGGAATCTAACTGATAACTATGGAAAAGACGTATAATTTGCATCATTCTGCCCTTTTGTAGGATAAAAGAGGAGCAAAGAATGAGAGTGTTCATATTAAGATATGAAATGTTCAAAGATGAGGTAAAATGCTCAAAGTGCTTCAATACTCCTTATTCCGCCTACTTCTGGGTCGATAAGAACAGGTTAGGCATGAAATGGGTAAGTTGCCATCAATTATGCACAACTGTATCAACTGTTGGCATGATTGATGAGAAACTCTGTTTTTCTAGGGGTTTCAATGAAGATGGCAGTCTTTCTACTAGAACTCCGTGGGGAATCCCATATTATGAGGAAATCTGCGAGAAACTAGGAGAAGCTAATGCTTCATGATGGAAGGTTGTATATTGTAACATCTTTGGCTAGAAATGCACCGATTCGCCCCAATTCTGGCGATTTCAAGGTGAAAACATTTGCGACTGCCGAACTTGCGGATAAATGGTTCGAAGCTAATCAATCCTACTTAGAGTGGGCCGAATTTAGCAGAACCTCTCCAGTTAGGCACAGAGATGGCAGTTTCATACGGTTTATCAGCAAAACCTTTAAGTTCGATGAAGAGCAAGGTTTTTGTGTGAGAAGGTCGTAAAACATAGGACAAATAGCTACAAATGGGCAGAATGATGCACTTTATACGTCGAACGCCTATAATCTGCATCATCCTACTCATTATGCTTAAGAACTGCAGCAATTGCTGCAAAAAGGAGCAAAATGAGTACAAGATGCCAAGTTCAACTAGTTTTTGAAGGAAATGATTGGAATACCGGCGAAGCCAAGACATTCTGGGATAAATCCATTGTTTTGTATCATCATTGTGATGGTTACCCAGAAAACATGATACCTGTGCTGATTAGAGCATATGGTAGTGGAATGGCTGGTATTGTAGGAGATTACCTCAGCTATCATGAGGATCTAAGTGGATTCAGCGGACACTACTATGATTCATTGTTTAGTAGTGCAAAAGCGGTGAATTACATAGTTGCTGCTGATCCTAAGCATTTTGAAATAGAACCTAATGGTTGTAGGGAGTTTCTGCATGGAGATATTGAATTCTTTTATAGAGTATTCATTTCTCCTACAAAGTGGGAGATTCAAGTATTTACCCCTGATAACCGCAAAGATTTCTGGGAAACTGCTTCAATCCACTCGCTTGTAGCAATTACTCCTAGAATGTCCTTAAAGCTAGCAGCCCAATGGGTCGTGAATACGCTAGGACAGAAGCTAATGGTTTCTCCTATAAAGAAGGCGAAACCAGCAGTTTCTCCTACAAATGATGCACTTCTCACAGAAAACTATATGATTGCATATGCTTCAGTGGATTTCGGTGAAGATGGTTCAATCATGTTTGAAACAAGGGAAGAAGCGGATGTTTGGATAGAAGAACATAAAAGCGAAGTGCTTTTCGCTGATTTGTACGTAAGAGATTGGAAACACATTGTTTGGATCAGACCTACAGTGAAGTAAGCACAACCTGAGCAAAGTATAGCATAATGAGTAGAATGATGCATTTTATAGGCAAATACCTTACAACCTGCATAATCCTGCCAATTACCAACAGGAGTTGCGATATGTTGATAGCACATCCTACAACTGAAGATCATTACAGGAAATATGCTGAACTTGCAGAGCTTACCGGATTTACCCCTACATCTCATCATCCTATGGGAGAATATGAGTATCTTCTGGAGAAATACCTAGAAGATCATCTACTCAACAATATTCCATTGAAAGAATGGGATTCATGGGGAGTTTGGCTACAATGTAGCACAAAACGCCTAAGTACAGCAGAACTGTGCTGCTTAGGCAAACACCTAGTCATTTACCGTGTTTTAGGTGCATTTCCCATCTTTTACAAGAGAATTCATGGGAATTGTCTAACAACTACTGGATTCATAGAGCTTTCAAGGATTTCTCAGAGAGTATATGAGGATCTGGACAAGAATCAGGAAAAGTATGAAGTTTGGGCAGAACAGACTAGAAACCGCTTTATTGAAGCGAATGTTAAGATAGTCTAGCTTTAACTGTTACAAAAAGCTGGTAGTTGGCAGAATTATGCAGATTGTAAGGGCAATACACATCTTACCACAGATTGAAGGAGAATTATGTACAAGTCAATCGAATTGGTGATTTCCTTAGAGAATGATGCATTTAATGCAAACTTCTCGGATGTTCGCAGTGAAATGAGTGGAATGTGTGAGAGAATCATAGATTACACTGAAACTGCGGCAATGTTAGGGACTGATGGTGAAAGATGCTGGCCTATAGTAGATTCCAATGGAATTGAGGTAGGTTACATCAAAACTGTTGATCTTAAGGAGGAACCCACATGTTCTTACTAATCTTCCGATTTGTCGGTGAAACTGCGTGGAATTACAGAGAAGTTGATGAGATATATGAAGAACAGCAACTTCTTATTCATTACTCGCGGATTGCAGGGAAAGTTATTGAAGAATCCCAGCGTCTAGGAGGAAATGATGAAATCTGTGCATTCTTAGGAGTAGATGTGGAAAGTACTGAGATTAAGCATGAAAAGGTGGTATGGTCATGAAAATGCCTGAATCCATAGTGAATAAACTACATCCTGCTAGATTTAGCGAGATGTCACCTAAAATGGCTGCATTTGTGGGGTTTATATGCGATGTTGCTTATACTGACCCAAAAATCACAAGTGTTAGCGTAACATCAGATGGTTTCCTACTTTGTCAGAGAAATCATGATGTTTGGCATAGTTCATTTGAAGGTTCCTATCTTGACCTAGAAAACAATATGTTGCGCTTGTTTGATGCAGCTTTGCTGACAGATGACGAGCAATACACGGCTTCTAGTGTAATGAGAGGAAAAATCACAGATTGGAGGATAAATTAGTGACACATGTTAAAATCTCGGAGAAAAACAGCAAGTTAGGTCGAATTGCCAATATTTCGGTAGTTCCTGTTGAAAGCTGCCCAAACTCAGGGTTTTGTCATGAGTTGTGCTATGCTCGACCTATTTATAATAGGTTTCCTCATACTAAAGCAGCTTGGGATAGGAACTGGGAGATGTTCAAACAATCTCCTAGAACCTATCGGGATTCCATCATTTATATGCTAAATCATGGAAAGCTCGGCACTTCTGGGCTTTTCAGGTGGCATGTAGGAGGAGATATTCCAAACCAGGAGTATCTAGGCATTATGGCTGAAATTGCTGAGTCTTTCCCAGAAACTGAGTTTATGGCCTTCACTAAGGCATATTCTCTTGACTTCTGTGGAGTTCCAAGTAACTTCCATACAATCATGTCTGCTTGGGCAGGAATGCCCATAAACACTGACTTTCCAATAGCTTATGTGAAAGAATTGGATAATCGGTGGGAAGATCATGAGATTGTTTATGATTGTGCAGGAGATTGCAGAAGTTGCCGAAAGTGCTGGGAAGCTGAGAAAGGTTCAGCTATTACCTTGCATTTACATGGAACTAAGGCAAAA